TTACCATCCGGTCAACACGCGGGGGGTAGGGGTGCCCCCCTAGGGGTCCACGCGCTGCGTGTCCCCTGTGACCCCGTCTGCCGGAGTACACCCAGTCTAGCACACCCCCGCCGCACAGCGCAACCCCCCTCTGCGCTGCGAGTCTGCGCACCCCGGCCGGCGTACCCCGCACCCTGCCTACCCGCTCCCCCTGCACGTGCACACCCTGCGCACCCACACCCCACCTACCCCCCTGTGCCCTACCCCCCTGTGCCCTAGCCCCCTGCTGCTACCCACACCCAGGCCCCTGTGCTGCACAGCATCCCCCTGTATATGCGGTACCCCCGTGTGCAGAACTCGGGCTTGACACGTAACCACGGTGGTGGTGTAGCGTTGCCTTTGCACGGAACACACCGACGAAAGGAACGTCATGTCCATCACCAAGCGCATCGCAGCCGGCTTCTTCCTCATCGCAGCTCCGGCTGTCATCGCGACTCCGGCGTGGATCGCTTCGGCTGATCCGATCACGTTCGATCAGTCGTCGTTCCCGTGCGATGAGGATGAGGTGCTCGGGTTCGCCCCCGAGTTCGGGCCGGACAGGGTCGGTTGCATTCACATCGACAGCCTGCGCTGATCGACCCAGCTGATCGAGCCCCTGGCCTTCGGGTCAGGGGTTCTTTCGTGTCCGGGTTGGAATCAGTCGACGATTCGACTTGACACGTAACGACGCGGGGTGCATACTTATCTCATGACCGCAGCACTCGTAATCATCAGCTTCATCCCGGTGATGCTCCTGGTGATCGCGGGCTACGCAGTCGTCAGCTGAACTTGACACGTAACGAACGGGAGAATCCGATGTCGCACTTCACCATCGTCGCCACCACCGTCGAGGAGTTCGGCGGCGTCACAAACCGCGAACCGCGCACCCGCTACAACGACCGCGCCGAGGCTCTGGCCGCGGCGATCGATCTGGGCCAGGAGATCGCCGGCCCTGTGCGTGAGGGCTACCGTCGCCCGACTGTCGCGGTGGTTCGCGACGAGGATCGCGGTCTGGTGGTCCAGGTGGGCAACGCGGACGTGGACGCCGAGTACACCGTGATCTACCCGGTCGAGTGGCAACCCGCCGCGGTGGCGAATCGCCCCGACGGTACCGGTCTCGGTCACCTCCGAGGGCCGTAAGGCCTCGGTGCGATGACGATGAGCGGTTGGGAGAGGACCGGCGACGGGTACCGGCACGAGACGGGGCGGTGGTACGCGGTCGAGACTGGCGTGGGCGCGTTCGATCTGTTCACCGGGCCGGCGGATAACCCGATGGAGTGGCGATTCGTTCTCGACGGGGATCTGACCGCGGTGCACGAGCACGTCGATTCCCGGGGCTGTGCGGATTCTTCGACGAACGACTTGACACGTAACTACTTGAGTAGAAAGGGTACGATGATGGACGTCATCCGCATCGGTGACTCGGTCCGGTTCACCTCGCCCGAGGATGGCCGGGAGTACGTCGGCACCGTGACCAAGCTCGGGAGGTCGGGCGTCGCTACCGTCTGGTACGCGCACGACTACGGCACCGAGACGATCGAGCAGTCCGAGCACATCCGCTCGACCCGTCTGGTGCGTGCCTGATGCTGCGTCGTGAGGACCTGCGGAAGGCTGCCGGCGAGGATGTGACCGGGGTGAGTCGAGACGTGCTGGAGTTCAACTACCGGCTGCTGGCGAAGCAGTCGCTCGCCATGGTCGAGGAGCTCGACCGGCAGCATGGGCGTGAGACTGCCCAGCTGCGCGAGTTGATCGGTGTCGGTCAGATCGTCGCGGTGCTGCTGGCCTCGGCGCAGCGGGCGGGTAAGAAGACGGTCCGAGTCGACGAAGTCCTCGCGCAGGCGTACGCGCGGTTGTCTGATGAAGGGCCAATTCCCGGGGCCGAGGGCCGGCCCCGCTGACGGACGATCACGCACGGGCTGATGGATCGGACCCGCGGCTGGAAATCCGCGGAGAAATTCTTCGACAAACCCCTTGACTCGTAACCGGCGATGCGCTTATGATTGAGTCATCCCGATCGGGGAGGGCCCCCGAAATCCCGAGAGCCGGGTAAGCCCCGGCCACTCACCTAGTCCGAGGTAAGCCCTCGGTTACCGAGCACATCAGTCCCCGGAAGGGCCGGCAGACAGGAAGGAGTTCCGAAATGAACAGCACCGTTAAGCAGGCCATCGCCCTCGGCCGTGAGGCCGGCGTCCAGGTCCAGCCCTGGGGCGGCGACATGGTCCGCCTGAACTCCGGGATGATCATGTCCGCCTCGGACGCGATCGGCTGGGGCATCCGCCGGGCAGCCGTCCGGTAGCCCCGGACCCAAAGGCCCCGCTTCGGCGGGGCTTTTTCATGAGCGAGGAGGCCGGCCCGGTCCGAGATCGTAGTGACCGACCTGGGCGCCCGGGATAGCGATTCCCGGGGCTGTGCGGCCTGCTGACGACCGTTCTTCGGGCGCGGCATAGACGACACCGAGCCTTGACTCGGAACCGGCAGACGGGCCCTTGAGGCCGCGCAGAAATTCTCGGACAAACCACTTGACACGTAACCGTCGGATGCCGCATACTTGATTCATGCCGGAAGGGCCGGCAAGGAAGGGGTTCCGAAATGACCGCCACCGCATACGCCGCCTGCATCACCGACCTGATGGCCGACATGGCCGACGCCGGCTGGACCCAGACGGACTCCCGCGTCCGCGACGGTCAGGCGGTCGTTGAGTGGGTCCGCGGCACCCGCCGCCTCTGGGCTCTGGTGGACGTCAACACCAACGACGTCATCGGCGGCAACGCCCTCCGCGGCTACCGCCTGGAGACCGCGAGCGAGTACCTCGCCCGGACCGCGCACCGGGTCCACCCGGACCCGAAGCACGGGACCGACTGGCAGGGTCGCTGACCCGGCCTCCTCTCAGCCCCCGGCAACCCCGGGGGCTTTCTCTTGCCCCTTCTGATCCGCATAACCGCCCAGAGAAAGGACCCGGATATGTCCACCATCTACCAGTGCCCGATCCGACTCAGCAGTGTGACCGCTGAGCGCATGAGCGTGCGTCTGCTGGATCTGTTCTGTGGTGCCGGCGGCGCGGGCCGCGGGTATCAGCTCGCGGGGTTCCACGTGACCGGCGTGGACATCAACCCGCAGCCGAACTACGCCGGCGATGAGTTCGTGCAAGGCGATGCGCTGGAGTACCTGGACGCGCACGGGCATGAGTTCGATGTGATCCACGCGTCACCGCCGTGCCAGTCGCAGACCGCGTTGACCAAGGGCACGAACAAACGGGCATACGGCGGCACGTACCCGAACCTGATCCCGCAGACGCGGCGGATGCTGGCGCGGTTCGACGCACCGACCGTGATCGAGAACGTGCAGGGGTCAGAGGTTCGTCGCGACCTCGTGCTGTGCGGCGAGATGTTCGGGCTCGGCGTGATCCGACACCGGTACTTCGAACTCGACAGGGCAGGCATTCCTCAACCAGCGCACGTTCCGCATCGCGGCCGTGTGGCGGGGTACCGGCACGGTCGTTGGTACGACGGCCCGTACTTCGCTGTGTACGGGGCCGGAGGCGGTAAAGGCACCGTTGCGCAGTGGCAGCAGGCTATGGGCATGGACTGGACGGACGTGCGGAAAGAGATCGCGGAGGCGATTCCGCCGGCGTACACCGAGTACATTGGAAAGCACCTGATGGAATATCTTCGCAGGCAGAATGCCGCGTGAAATTCTTTTGCCCGGTGACTTGACACGTAACCGGATCACCGGTTAAAGTCATAACCACAACAAAACAAAGGCCAGCAAGATTCAGGCGAGCCCAGACCGCGCGTTGACCCTGATGCAAATCCCGTGTAATGCGGAGCCACGGCCCACAACATACTTTGAAGTCCAGCTCTGAGCCGAAGCACGTGGCTACGACGAGCTGGTACCGAGCAGGCAGGATCGCTCAGCCGACATCACCGCGCTGACCGTGTTCGATTCACGGCTGCTCACGTACGCACACTGACTTGAGTCGTAACCAACCTAGGAGGTCACCATGACGCACAGGGGCCGGCCGATCATTCGGTCTAACGAGGCTTTCATAATGGTGCTATGCCCCGCGGGGCATGTCGTCCACGGCATTCGACATCAGGATTGGGCAGGTTCACTGATGGAAGCGCGCACCCGTGACCCCCATTGGGTTGTTGAATGCGATGGGGCGATCTAGATGACCATCCACATCGCATCGCGCGGACCCGCTGGCTGGACAGCTCGGGTGCTGTTCACCGCGGGCACCGTGCTCACGGTCGTCGACGAGCGAGGCCGGCGACACCTGATCGACACATCCAAGACCACTACCCGCCGCATCGCGGCTTGACACGTAACGAGAGGAACACCAATGACCAGCACACACGCGTGGTTCGCCGCGCTCTCGACCCCGGAGCTTCAGCGCATGGTCACCTCGGTGAACCGTGTCGCGGCTGCTGCCGCTGCTACCGAGCTCGCGCTGCGAGGAGAGACCCGATGACCTTGAGCGATGCAATAGACCTGATCAACGACGAGCGCGTGAAGTGGCTTCGATTCTGCGAAGCAGCCACGGCCCGCGGCGACAAAGAGGACTGCCTAGTCAGCGGGGGGCGGGCCAGCGGCCTGGCAGACGCACTGGTAATCCTGGCGAAAGTGAGGGACTAAATGGGCAAGTGGCAGAGCGACCTCTACCCACCTCGCTGCTCTGAATGCAACCGCGTCGTCCATGTGGGCGCCGCCACCGACAACAAATGGCTGTGTGAATACTGCCAAATCATTGCCGACTTCAAAGGAGCCTTGATATGGACACTGAACTCAAGGCCGCGATGCGCAAGCTGATCGCAGGCAAGGGTCGGAAAATGGAAGACCACGACGACCCAAGCATCTACGGCTGGACCGACTACAAGAGCCTGCGTTCCCTCGGATACGCGGAGGGATGGTTGCGATGAACGAAGCGGCTCGGATCATCGAAGAGCTCAAGTCGAAGCTACCGCAGTACCAGAACGCCCGACTCACCGAGGAAGGCGTGTGGATCGGGAGCCAGTTCATCCCCTCCGACTGGCTGGAGGGGGACCCAACTATCCAGTCCGAGTATGGCCGGTTTCACCGGCTGGTGCTGACCGTATTCGTCGACGGAATCAGCATCGACGGTAACGCGCACTTCAAGGCGGTGAACCCGTGAACGAGACAGAACTCAAAGCGTTCAATCAGATCATCGCGGCGTCGTACTCGCCGGCTGAGCTTCGCAAGCTGTACCGACGGAGCAACCCGGGCCTGCCGATGAGCATCGAGATGGTGTTGTCGGTGGGAGCGATCGTCGCTGGGGCTGCGCTGATGTTCCTGATCACGAAAGCGGTGGGGCTGTGAGCGGGGAGTGGTTCGAGACCGAGTACGGAGCGATGCACCACTCGGACAACTGGCAGCTGGTCGCGAAGACCAACGGGTCGTACGACCTGTACCAGTTCGAGCGGGGTGACAACCCGTTCTGGTTCAAGATCCTGAACACCGATCTGGAGACAGCGAAGGTGTACGTCGAGTTCGTAGAGCGAGAGGACGTGGACGCATGACCACTCCAGGCCAGGTTTCGCCTCCCCGGGAGGATGGCGCAACGCCTCCCGGGGAGCTGCGGCTCACCGATCGTTGCGACGCGTGTTCTGCCGCGGCTATGGAGCGCTGGGAGAACGGTCAGTTCGAGCTGCTGCTCTGCAAGCACCACGCCGCCGTCCACGCTGAAGGGTTGTTCACCGCGTCGTGGGTACGTACTGAGTCGTGGGCGTTCGTCCGCGAGAACCTGTCGGGAACCGTCGGGCTGAAGAGAGTGAGGCAGGTGTGAGCGAGGACGCAGAACGTCTATCGGTGGAGGAGATCCGTAGAAAACTGATCGCTCGGCTGCAGGAGATCGTCAATGATCTCAGCGGCGACCGCGACTACATGAGCGGCATGGATAGGGGCATGCAGGAGGCTCTGAACATTGTCGAGGGACGAGATTACTGGGACGACGGTGTCTAAGCGCCTGGCCTTCGTCGTCTGGTTCATCGTCGGCGCTGTGATGCTCGCAGCGGTCCTGGTAGCCCCGTCAGCGCGTGCTGACGGGTTCTCCGGGTGCGAGCATCGGTCGGTGTCTCACCAGCTGGAGCATGGCGGTCTGAGGGCTGATTCTGACTGGCACGTAGCCCACGGGGACCTGCCGACGTGCGATCCGGAGAAAGAATCCGAGAGCAAACACGACTCAGCCGGCCCGGGCAAAGACCGCGGGAAAGACAAGAAGAGTCGCTACTGCCGGAAACGGTGGTACTGCTGACCAGCGGATCCGCTGCGGATCGAGTCGTGGTCTGGTAGCTGTAACGCCGGTATCGGTTGTGACGATGCCGGTTCAGCTACGAACTTAGTGACGTTTGACACTTGCGCCGGACTAGATCAAGTGGTCTACTTTCTCCCACGGGGGAAGAGTCCCAGATCTGGGACACCAGAAAACTACGTCGCACTGTCAAGTATCGAGGGGGTTGTGCCTTGCGCTGTAACAAGATGCAAGATACGTTGGTCTGTAATACAAGGAGGACCGATGAGAACCACCAGAGAACAGCTCCCCCGCCTCTCACTAGAAGTGATTGAGGCCCTGAAAGCTACGGGGGAGACTGAGGCAGATATCGCCCGGATGTACGGTGTGACACCACAGGCTGTTTCATGGCACGTCCACACGTACGGAGGCAAATTGACCGCCCGGCAGGTTATCCGCCGCGAATACCCGTTCAAGGTACCAGAGCCTCTTTCTCAGTGCACGCCGCATAAACGCCTAAGGGATCATGGCGAATACATCGCCACACGCGGCAAAGGCATGAAAGAATACAAGCTGAAACGTCTCCGGTCGTTTTACCGGATGCTTCGTGAGAACAATTGGGTTGTCGAGTTTGATCCGAACATCCCGCCTATACCCGGCGTCAGCAAACGCGGGGGTTGGGCATACAGGGAGCGCCAGGAATCCGACGAAGACCTACTCATCAGAGTCAACGAATACACAACTCTGTCCGAGATCGGACGTCATCACATCTGGCGTTTCCCGAGCGTGGAGCCCTGATAACCACCCGCCCCTTTTCTTAGAAGAATGGTTTGCACCGCATGTTCGAGATCACTTCCCGAGTTATCGGTAAGACAATCGTCCCTACTCTGAACGTGGTTAAAGACGCGTATATCCGCGCTAATACACTCGATCTGGTCCCCGGTATTCGCGGCCTCCACGTTTACCGTTCTACGTGGCTAACCGATGACAGCTACCTTTACCGGGAAGTGAAAGAGTTCATCGATAGGTATTGCGAGCCTGATGCTGTAGAACGCGAAGAGCGTCACGGCGACAAATACATCATGGGCGAAATCGGGGAATTCCTGAGCTATATTCTCCGTCGCGAATATCAGCCCGCGGACTTCAACCCGTGCCCGTTGCTCGTGGAGCTGGGCCTGGCCAAACAGCGCCGCTGCAACGCGGCCCGTAAATCTAAAGAGGAGGCGGCATCATGAGCAACATCTGGGATCAGCCGGCGTACCAACCCGGCTACTACCCGCAAGCCGACGCGGCCGCTCGTGCGGCCAAGCGGAAAGGTCGTATCGAGGGATGGCTGGCTCTGGGAGCCATCGTGGCGCTGATCGTGCTGATGTCGATCAGCCCCAGCCACGCGCTACTCGTGGTGCTCGGGACCGCGTACTTCGTCCCGACGATCGTCGCGTACTACCGGAAAGCTTCGCTGAAGCAGCCTGTCGCGGTGATCAACGTGTTCCTGGGATGGACGTTCGTCGGCTGGGTTGTGGCTCTCGCTATGGCGGTGAAGAAGTGAACGAGAAAGAGTTCGCAGAGCAGGACCGTTCCAAGGGTCTGAACGAGATCCTCGACTGGGCAAACGGTAAGACCGGGAACATCATGGACATCACAGTCGTATCGGTCGAAGACGCTATAGAGGTGGAGAACAACCAGCTCCCCGAGGAGGGCGAGGATGACTGATCAGACGATGGCCCTTGCGGAGTTCCTGGGACGCGAGATCGTGAAGAAGTGGGCTATTTCTTCTGACGACAACTTGATTCGTAACGATGACGAGGAGGAGACATGAAGCTCGCCGAACTGGTCGACAACATCATCACCGCCGAGACCGAGGTAACCGTCGAGTCCCTGACCGCAACCGTGCTGCGCGAGACTCCGGATGACCTGCTGGAAGACTTCTACGCAGAGGCTCTACCGTTTTATCTGCGCACGCAGATCAACCTGACTCGTAACAGCGCTATCAACGCCGCCGCTACCGAGGTTCGTAGGCAGCCCGCTCCGTCCCGCAAGATGGCCGCTGTACGCGACTACTGGCAACAAGAGCTCGACTCGATGATCGCAGTCGGAGACGGAGCCTACAAGCGCCTTCGTGACTGCACGGCCGCTGACCTCAAGGTCGCTATCGAGACCCGGTTGGCGCATATCCAGTCTGTTCAGTCGAAGATCAACCATTACGAGTCGATGATCGAGGCTATGACGCTGCAAGGCGTCGAGACAGTCGGAGAGCTGTCCGGCCCGGTCTCGTAAGAACTCCCCGGTAAACCATTGTCCTGCCGAGCACCCAAGAGCTGGCCGTTTACCGGGATCAAACCTCGGGGACCGGGCCCAGTGCCCCCTCGCAGCCACTCGCTGCCATACTTGGTACGGCCCGGTCCTCGCCCATTCTTCCCCTGAACGGCCATTTTCCCCGCGTAGACCTTGACCCTCGCGCCTTTCAGGGGCTTTTCTTACCCGTCAGCCATACGACGCACGAACCCCAACCTGGACCCGCTGACGGGCTCAACTTCCCCCGGAACCAAAGGCCATTCGGTTCCCAGCTTCCCGGCGTTCCGGGGAAACACCTTATAAGGAGGAAACTCACCGTGTCCGAATACGCAATCCTCGGTCTCGCCGCCGAGACGGTCGACGACCTAGAGTCGGTTCGCATCGCGAACGAGAACCGTCTGCGCTCCCTCACCGATCCGAAGCTGTACGGCTTGGACGTCCGACACCCGGACGTCGCCGCGCTCGCGGTGATGGTCGAGCAGCTCAAGGAGACCGAAGCAGCCGCGGTGAAGAACCTTCAGAAGCGGATGCGCAAGCATCCTCTCGGGCCGTGGGTCAAGCAGGCTACCGGAGTCGGTGAGAAGCAGGCCGCGCGCCTGCTGGCCTCGATCGGTGACCCGTACTGGAACTCGCTGCACGATCGTCCCCGGACGGTGTCCGAGCTGTGGTCGTACTGCGGCTACGGTGATGCCTCCCGCCAGGTTCGCCGTAAAGGTGTCCAGGCGAACTGGAACTCTGATGCCAAGGTCCGGGCGTTTCTGATCGCGACGTCGTGCGTGAAGTCGAAAGGCGTCTACCGAGACGTCTACGACGAGGCGCGGAGGAAGTACGCCGACGCGGTTCATACGTCCGAGTGCAAGCGCTGCGGACCCGCTGGTAAGCCTGCTCAACCGGGCTCTCCGCTGTCGCTCGGTCACCAGCACGCTCGTGCTCTGCGGGCGATCTCGAAAGCTGTCCTTAAGGATATGTGGTTGGAGTCAAAGCGGCTCCACGAATCAACAGAGTCGCTAGCAGAAGCGGCGTAAGGAAAGGAATCAACCATGACCACTATTCACGCGATGATCATCCGCCCGGAGGAGGAGAAGGACTCCATCATCCTCCACGCCGCGGAGGCGATGTCCAAGATCGCCGACTACGACCTGACGACGTTCAGGCAGGTTACCGAGTTCCAGCCCGTACCGATCGTGGACCGGGACGCCTCTGAAGTCGTGGCTCGGCCTGTCGGCGCGCAGTTCGAGGCTGAAGGCTCTCTCATCTCCGAGGAGAACTCGTCGTACGTCCTCAACGACCTGCAGAACGGTGTTCTGGAGCGTGTCTGGGTCGGAAACTTTTGGACACCGGGCGAGTAGTGGAGTACCGCTACGAGAAGAAACCCCGGTCGGTCTCGCAGCTGTCGCAGTTCGACAAATGCCCGTTCAGCTGGAAATTGGCCAGGCATGAGCGCGTGTGGAGACGCCCAGCGGCCTGGCTGCAGCAGGGTACTGGGGTCCACGCGGTGGCTGAGAAATACATGCTCTCGAAGCTCGCCGGCTCACCGCTGACGCGCGAAGAGTGCTATGAGATCTTCAAGGCCGAGTACGCCGACGGGATCAACGAAGCTACCGAAGAGACCCCGAACCTGGGGTGGTGGTTCGCATCAGGCCGGTACCGAGGTCAGGAAGACATCGAGCGTCGATGGGACATCGGACTAGAACAGGTCGATAAGGTGATCGACTGGATCGACAACCACCCGAGCCTAGAGGTGTGGCGCACACCGGACGGTACCCCGGGGATAGAGCTCGCGATCGAGTTCGAGCTCGATGGGATAGAGATCCGGGGCTACATCGACGCGGTGCTCGTGCTCGACGGCGAGGTGCTGGTGGTTGACTGGAAGACCGGACTCAAGCCCGGAGATGACTTTCAGCTCGCGGTGTACGCGCTGGCGTTGAAACAGCTGTACGGCGTCGAGATCACGCGCGGTGTGTACTTCATGGCGAAGACCGGTAAGCCGACGTATCCGTACGACCTGACGGACTGGACGCGGGAGAAGATCTCGGCCCGGTTCCACGACATGGAACGGAAGCTGGAAGCAGGGGACTTCACGCCTAAGCCTGGCGCTAGCTGCGCGAGGTGCGACGTGGCGTTGAGCTGTGAATACTCTATGGCCTGAAACTTGATTCGTAACGAGAGGTAACGATGAGCAATCCATCACTAGCGACCGAGGAGCAGCTGACCGAGCTGTTCGGGGTCGATACAGACACAGTCCGACGCTGGCGCAAGCAGGGACTCGCCGCGGTCGGGGACTACTCGCCGAAGTGGGGCAAGCCGACGCCGTTGTTCAGCGTCGCATCCGCTGCTCGGTATCACAGGAAGGGATGAGTCTTGACTAGTAACGAGGAAATGATCCGCGAGGTACTCGCCAAAGCTCTACCCGGAGGCCTTAGTCATCTAGCCATCATGGATGCTACGACGAACCTCCTGAAAAGGTTCGACATCACCGAGAAGCCGGAACCCGAGGTACCTATCGGGACCGTGCGAGTTCGAAGGGGCGATTACGAGCCGGAGGACGCCTCGATTTACATCAAGGTCGGCGCATATCGCTGGGTAGGGGTTTACACGGGCGAGGCGTATTCGAAGGGTTTCTACGTGAACGATCACCTCCCCGGTGGCGAATGGGGGGACACGGAGGTGTTCCGCCCGTGACCGAACGATGGACTCTTGCTGACCCGGCGCTGAAAGCGACCGTGACCAAACGGCCAGGCCCGGGGAACCTGTTGGACGTCGAGCTGGAAGACAAGAGAGCGGTTCACGAACTCGGCGGGGTGCTGCGCGCCGCTCGTCGAGGTCTTCTCGGTCCTCCGCTGGTGAAGTTCCTCGGCACGACCGAGTCGGCGCTGATCAAAGCTACCGACCGAGTCTGGGCTGAAGAAGTCAAGGCCAAGCAGGAAGGCCGCACGATCTACAACGGGTTCATAGCGAGAGGGACGAAGTGAACAGGATGGCTATGGCTGCGCTCGGAGGGTTGTCCCTAGCCGGCGCGCTGGTGTTCGGGATAAGCACCGGGATCGCCCGGGTTATCGCTGTTGAAGACACGGCGGAGGAGGAGTGAAGGATCTGACCGCGGTTCAGTACATCACGGCTCTACGGGTACTGGAGGAGCACCAGCCGGCCGAGTACTCCTGGGGAGTCGACGGCTGTACGTGCCGCGCCAGCGTTGAGTTCGGGCAGCAAGCTGAGCACCAGATGCGGGAGATCGTCAAAGCCCTCAGGGAGGGCCGTCATGAGGTGTGACAAGTGCGGGAAGTTCTGCGGCCGCCTCAACGAGGTCTTCGGCCCGGCGTACTGGAACGGCCCCGACCACGTCGAGTGCGACAAGTGTTTCGAGGAGTGGCAATGACACCCCACCTCAGGGAGGGCTGATGCTGTCGATCATGCAATCGATCGAGCAGAAAGGGAACGCGGGTGACCCTCTGCCTGTACCGTTCCGGTCGCTGACCAAGCAGGGCATCAACTTCCTGCGAGGTCAGCTGGCGCTGATCGCGGCAGCACCCGGCGGGGCTAAGTCGGCGTTCACGCTCGCTCTAGCACTCAAGGGCCGTATCCCGACGTACTACCTCTCGGCTGACTCGGACGCGTTCACGCAGTCGACACGCATCCTCTCGATGGAGCTTGGGATGCCGCTGGCTGAGTCCGCTCGGGCGGTACGGGAAGGTCAGTTGCCTCCGCAGGTGCTGACGTGGAACGCGGCCCCGGGGAATCCGAACGGTATCCCTATCCGGCTGAACTACTCGGCTCAGCCGACGCTCAAGGTCATCGAGACCTCGCTGGCCGCGTACGAGGAGACGTTCGGGAACTACCCGCAGCTGATCGTGATCGACAACATCACGAACGTCATCACCGGGGTAGCCGCGAACGACGAGGACCCGTTCGGCGGTCTGGAGGTCCTGATGGACTGGCTGCACGAGAAAGCCCGGGAGACCGGTGCGTGCATCATCGGTCTGCACCACGTCACCGCTGACAACAACTCCGGTGACAAGCCGATCCCGCTGTCGGGGATCAAGGGGCAGATCGGCCGCGTACCCGAACTAGTACTTACGTTGCACAGGGTTCCGTCACAGTTCGGGGCTGACACTCTGCGGGTGTCCGCGGTGAAGAACAGATCATCGAAAGCCGATCCCTCAGGCCGGCTGTACGCCGAGCTGAAATTCGACGGCTCGAAGATGGAGATTAAGGATTTTTGATGCCCGATAACTTGATTCGTAACGACGTCACGGTGTTCACCACAGGCCCTGACTGCTTCAAATGCACGCTCACCAAGAACGCGTTGACCCGCGGCGGTGTGGAGTACCGCGAGGTCCGGCTGGACAAGGACCCTGAGGCGCTCGCGCTGGTGAAGTCGAAAGGGTTCCAGTCCGCCCCGGTAGTCCACGTCTCCGACGGTGACAAGTGGTGGGACGACTTCCGCGTGGACAAGCTCCGCGCGCTGATCGCGGGGGTGAAGAAGTGACCAACGAGTTACGTGAAGTACTCACAGAAGCCCTGAAGGCGCACAAGCCGACGATGAAGCGGATCAGCCATCCGCGCCGCCAGGAGTTCCTGTTGAACCTCGATGCCTGCATGGGCTGCGAATGGACCGAGCAGGACGGTGGAGACCATGACTCACATGTCGCTGATGTCATTGCGTCTCTTCCGGGTGTGGCGGTAATCCAACTACCCGAACCCAACTCCACCCGCTACGAGGACGACGAGTTCCCCCCAGCTGACCGATTGGCCTGGTGGTGCCCGGGCAGCTTGTTCGGCATCTCGCAGTGGGGATACCCGAACGAGGTTCAGATCGCATATAACGGCGAGCCGTTCGAGCCGGTGAACATAATTGAGGCTCGGTTCATCGCCGCTGCCCTTCTCGCTGCCGCTGCTGCTGCGGTTGTGGCTGCAGGGGAGGAAGCGTGAGCATCGAGCAGCTGATCGCTTACTCGATCATCGCGTGGGGCGCAGGTCTGTGGTTGGTCGGGTGGCTGGATGGCGGCGGCTAAGCCTAAGCCCCGGCGCTGCGTCGACTGCGCAGCGGCCGGGATCACAACCCGCCGAGCCGCCCCTCACCCTGGTCCTCGATGCGCTACCCACCATCGCGAAAAGCGAACCGTCCGAAAGGATACGGCGTGGGAGAAGCGTCTTCTGGAGCTCTACGGCATCACCGCCGATGAGTACTGGCAGATATACGAGGCTCAAGGTGGTAGGTGCTACATCTGCCGCAAAGGCCGAGGCCTGCGGAAGAAGCTGGCCGTCGACCACGACCACCGAACCGGGCACGTTCGCGGGCTGCTGGATACGCCCTGTAACCGCAACGTACTCGGTCACCTCGGTGACGACCCCGAAGCTCTCCAGCGTGGCATCGACTACCTGGAGAACCCGCCCGCGTTCGCGGTGATCGGGAAACGGATCGCTCCGATCGAGCGAGAGAAGCTTTCGGCACGCGCCGAACTTGACACGTAACCACTAGGAAGGAACACCATGAACCAGCCCGTACCAACCGCCCGCCCGAACCTGATCCGTCAGCAGGTCCTGGCCGCGCTGCTCAACCCGAAGACCTACAAGCTCGCCCGGAACGTCTCGGAAGAGAACATCGACCGCACGGCCCGGAGGTGGGGCAAGTGAACTTCTTCATGTACGTGATCTACCCGACCATAACGTTCTGGGTGGGTTTCTTGATCGGAGTCATCTGATGAGCCAGGGCTGGATGAAGATCGAGGCGTTCATCAAGGTCGATCCGACCACCGACACCGAAGACGTCTACGAGTTCCTAGACGACGCGCTCAAGCAGCAGTTCCCGTACCACGAGGGTATCGAAGTGTACGAGGTCTTCCGGTGGAACCTTCACAAACGCTGATCGCGAAGGTCATCGAGCGCCTGGCCCCTGACTGGGTTCCGCCCGAGGACACGGGCCGGGTGTGGATCCCCTGCCTCTGCTGGGCACACGCCGACACGCGGCCATCAGCCGCGGTCTCGTACAAACTCAACGCCTTCGCTTGCCTCGGCTGTGGAACGAAAGGCAGCGCTATCAGTCTGCTGATGAAAAGGGAGGAGGTATCGCACCATCGCGCACTTGAGCTCGCACAGGAACTTTCTCCTGGAAGCATCGAAGCAGTATCACCAGGCCCTGCCAGGCTCCGAAGGGGAGGAGTATCTGGCAACCCGAGGGCTAACCAATCCAGCCATCTCCGACGCAGTGAGCAAGTTTCGCCTCGGCTACGTAGCGGAGCCGCTGCCCGGGCATGAGATGTACAAAGGGATGCTCGCTATCCCTTATCTCCGCTGGGCACCGGATATCGGCTGGCAGGTCGTCTCGCTGAGGTTTCGACGGATCGAAGCCGCGGAGGGCAAGGCGAAGTACCTGACAGTCCCTGGGGACAAACCTCGGATGTTCAACACGATCGCGCTCTTGCAGCCGTCCCAGAAGGTGGCCCTTTGCGAGGGCGAGGCCGACACCATCACGGCTACCGCAGCTGGGATACCGGCTGTAGGTGTCCCTGGTGCGCAGGCGTGGAAAGAGCACTTCCGCGAGCCGTTCCTCGGGTACCGGGAGGTGCTGATCCTCGCGGACGGTGACGACGCGGGGATGCAGTTCGCCGAGACGGTGGCGGGTGTTCTGCCCAACGCCAAGATCATTCCGATGCCCGACGGCTCGGATGTCAACGACCTGGTGCTCAGCCAGGGAGTACAAGCACTGAAAGACAAGGTAGGGATATGACAGAAAGCATCCTGGAAGAGGCGCAGCGCCTGATCCACGGACCTCGAAACAAAAACTACGGGCACCCCCGGGAGAACTTCGCCGACATCTCCGCGTTGTTCTCCGCGTACCTGGAGCGTCCGATCACTGACCTCGACGTCGCTAACCTGATGATCCTGGTCAAGGTGGCCCGGGTGAAGGGTACGGGGTACCACCGGGACTCTTACACCGACATCGCGGGTTACGCCGGCTGCGCCGAGCGGATCTACGAGGAGCCGGTAGAGGAGGACGGCCAGCTCGCCCTGTCCGATTTTCCGCTGCCCGACGACTTGATTCGTAACGAGGACTCGGGCTCGCTGACCTGGATCGACTCGCTGAACGACATGGTCATCGACCTGGACGAGGTCGTCGAGTGAGCGACTACCACGAGATCTACCGCGAGGTCGAAACCCCTCAGAGCGGCATGTCTCTGTACATCGACCTCGACACCGTCACCTACACATCTGTCACCAACGCGATCAACGCGCTGGACGACGTCTACCGATCAGTACGCGCGGAGCTAACCCTCCTCGCAGAGAAGGGAACCAAATGACTCAGCGTATCGTCTTTCTACCCGATACTCAGTTGCCTTACGAGGCGCGCAAAGAGATGCAAGCGGTCATCCGCTTCATCGGGGATGTCCAGCCGTACGGCGTGGTACATATCGGTGACATCCTGGATCTGCCCCAGCCCTCGCGATGGAACAAAGGCACAAAGGGCGAGTTCGAGGGTTCGGTGTACCGCGACGCGGACTACGCCAAGAAGCACCTCCTGGAACCTCTCCGCAAGGTTTACGACGGGTGGATCGGGGCTCATGAAGGGAACCACGACTGCTCCTGGACAAACGCCCGGGCCGTCACCCGACGAGGGTTCGTCCACGTCGACGACCTGACGACCGACGACGAGGTTATGTCGGTGGACGACCAAGGACGCACGATCTGGCAGCAGATCGACGAGGTTGTCCGGTTCCCGTTCTCGGGCACGCTGTACTCCCTCGGAGGCCGAGAGATCAACGCGACCATCACAGCGAACCACCGAGTGGTGGGCCTGAACCGGGAGAAGACGAAGTGGGTCGAGCACACCCCGACGTCGCTGCCTGGAAACAAGATGTGGGTCTACACCGCCGGCGAGGGGTCGAACGAGGACTACCCGCTCACCGACACCGAGATCCGACTCGCGGTCTGGGGGCTCACGGATTCGCATCGCTCGCCCGATGGGCGCTGGACGTTCTACCAGTCAGGCGAGAAGGCGGAGCAGGTCCGGAAGCTGCTGGCCGACGCAGGCATCGAATACCGGGAACGGGCACGTAACCGAGGCATCACCGAGATCGACGGCAAGGTGCTGAAGGCTCCTCCGAAGACCCAGTACGAGTTCAGCCTGGGCAAGGTTCAAGAGTTGGATGATCTGCTCGACCGAGGTCGTAGCGAGCTCCCGACCTGGACACTGTCTCTGTCACAGCGGCAGGCCCGGCTGTTCCTGGAGGAGTACCGGTTCACCGACGGTACAGACACGACCAGCGCAGGGGATTCCTACGTGCTGTACGTGTGCAAGGACCGTATGCGGGAGCAGCTGCAGATGCTGGCTGCTGCCAACGGGCTACGGGCGTCGACCACCGAGTACCGGCCAGGTCACTGGCGTCTGAACATCAGCAACCGCACATTGTCGGGACTGTACAAGAACACCGTCGAGGAGGTCGCGTACGAGGGAGAGGTCTGGTGCCTCCGAGTCCCTAACGGACGCTTCTTCATCGAAGACGGCGGCAAGATCCACCTGACCGGAAACTCCCGGGCCAGGGACTATCTCTCCAAGAACGCGCCGGCCCTGGAGGGTACGCACGCTTTCGACATCGACGTGCTGCTCGACTTCGACGGGTTCGGTGTGGAGCTGTTGCCTGACTTCTACGACATCGCTCCGGGCTGGATCTCCACTCACGGGCACATGGGCAAGATGACGCTATCCCAGATCGCCGGATCGACAGCGCTCAACGGTGCCAAGAAGTTCGGCAAGTCCGTGGTCTGCGGCCACACGCACCGGCAGGCTGTCGTCTCGCACTCGTTCGGGTACGGCGGCTCGGTGCGCAAGACCGTCACCGGCATGGAAGTCGGACACCTGATGGACATGAAGAAGGCCAACTATCTAAAGGGCGGAGCTGGGAACTGGCAGATGGGCTTCGGGATGCTCACGGTCGACGGCAAGCATGTCAAGGCTGAGATCGTCCCGATCCTGGGAGGCAAGTTCACCGTTGACGGCCAGGTCTGGGAAGTCTGACGCCGTGGCCTTGACACGTAACGGGAACGTTCTGCCGTACCTGCACTTCGAAGCCCGGTCCCGGGAGATCCCCCGGGTCGAGCTGATCGAGGTTCTGGTCGAGGAGACCTACGCCAAGCGCAGTCTGGAGCCGGTGAATGGATGACTCTCTCTTGGACAAGCGCCTCAGACGAGGTGCGAAGTCCGCGGGGGTGGAGTGGTCTCTGACAGCCGATCAGCTGGAAGATCTGACCGGGGACCTGTGGGTCGCTGTTCTGGAGAAGTCGTCGCGGATGACCGCGGCTACGCAGCCGTCGGAGGGCGAGGCTATCTCGTTCCTGCGCCGTCACGCGTATCAGATCCTGAGCGAGTCCGCGTTCGCGGACGACCTAGCCCGAGGTGACTGGGACTACTCGTCGGAGTCGATCAAAGACGCACTCAAAGGCCGATCGGACAACGTGTACCTGATGGAGGTGATTCCTCAGGCCGTCTCCCAGCTCGTGGATCGCCACCCGCCGTACGCGGAAGCGCTCAAGGTCAGGTACATCGACGGGGTGGTTCTACGGGACCAGGCCGCCAAGGACCGGCTGAAGAACGCTCACCGCGCGGTGCTCGAAGAGGTCCACAAGGTCATCAAGCAGACCGATGACCACGACGGGCCAGGCTCACGGTCCAAGGTGTTCCCGGACTCGATCCGGTCGCACAACGGCCCGAGTGACCCTGTCGGGGAGCTGGCTACTCGCCTCGCTGACGACGGGTGGAAGTCAGCCGGCGAGGACGGTCTGACGTACCGGGAGTTGGTCGACCTGGCTACCGCCGAGCAGGTGACCTCCAGTGCTCCGAAGCATCACCGGGCGTGCCCGGTGTGCCACCACATAGTACCGATCAGCTCGGGACGGTTCAGGGATCACCTGATCCCGTCCTGCGCAGGGTCAGGGGCTGCCGCGTGAACATCTTCGACGGCCAGTTCAGCGGTATGTCCGGCGTCGACATGTACCGAGCGTGGGTGACGCCTGAGCTCTACCCCAACAAGAAGGAAGCCCTGCTCTCCAACTGGAGTCAGCAGGATCTCGAAATGTACGTCGGGGGTCTATACACCCCCGGTTACAACAACCGGAAGGAAACCGAATGACTGTCACCACCGATCCCTGGGGCTCGAACGACAACGGCCCCGAGCAGCCTGTCGCCACCACCGCTCCTGCGGCCACCGTGGTCAACAACAGCAGCAACGTGGCTCCCGGCGAGGGCAAGATCGTCACCACCCTGAAGGGTGGCCGGGACTTCGACGCGCCGTGGATCGTGATCCACGCTTCGTCGGTCGAAGAGTCCGACGCTCTGTTGGACGCGAAGTTCAAGGACTACATGGACAAGGTGAAGAAGGTCGCCGCGGCGTTCGCGGGCGGATCGACTGCACCGGCTCCCGCGCAGTCCTCGGGCGGCGGGTACCAGCGTCAGGCTCCGCAGGGTGCGCAGGAAGCCCCGGAGTGGGCTCCGCCGAAGCCGTACGACGACTTCGTCTACAAGACCGGTGTGTCGAAGAAGACCGGCAAGGTCTGGCACGCGTGGATGCCTCCGACCAAGGATGACGGTCGCGACGCCAAGTTTTTCTACGCAAATTAACTTGACTCGTAACCACCTAGGAGGGTGTAATTGAGCGAGGAAATCAAGGTTCCGAAGTTCATGGTCATGCTCCAGAACGGGTTGTTCTGGACGTTCCCGGACGACTGCGAGTACCGCATCAGCGGTGACGAGCTGGCAGTCGACTTCGGGGAAGGGGAGTACCGGGTCTTCCCGATCAAGAACAACATCGCCTACTACGGCCGGGTGATGGTCAAGGAAGAAACCCCGGAGGGTCAGATCCGCCGGGAGCTGGGGCTCTAACGTCTCCAGCTTGATTCGTAACGAAGGGAGGGGCGGGTGAAGCAACACCGCTACCAGATCAAGGACGAGACAGTTCTGGTCAACGTCGTAGAGCACGAGGATGATCTCGACGGGTTCGAGAGCTTCATCCGCTCCAACCTCCGGATTCTCGGTCTCGATACCGAGACGACGGGGCTCAATATCTACCAGGACGCCTTCGGTATCCGGCTGATCCAGTTCGGTAACCCGTGGGAGTCGTGGGTCCTGCCGGTGGAGCGGGGCGGTGTGTTCGTAGGGGCCGCCGTCACCGCTCTGCAGAAGGTCCAGCGCTTCGTGATCCACAACGCCGCGTTCGACCTCCAGGTGATCGAGCGGACGCTCGGTGTGCCGATGGAGCAGATGTGGCCGAAGGTCGAGGACACCAAGATCTACTCGCACCTGGTAGACCCCCGGGCCTACAAAGAAGGTGGGACCGGCCACAAGCTGGAAGAGCTGACGAAGTTCTACATCGACCCGGTGACCGCCGAAGAGGTCAAAGCCTCGATGGCTCGCCTGGCCAAGAAGCACAAGACCACCAAAGACAAGATCTGGGCTCTGGTCGACCTGGACGACCCGGACTATGAGCTGTACGCCGGCATGGACACGATCCTGGTGTCCCGGCTGCTGGGCAAGGTCGCCCCGCTGGTGCCGGAGTCGTCGCACAAACTGATCCCGTACGAGCACAAGCTCGCCGAGGTGATGTCGTACGTCGAACGCACCGGGTTCCTGCTGGACGTCGACTACTCGGAGAAGCTGTCCGCGGACATGCTGCGGAAGTCCGAGCACTACACCGCGGTGGCTCGGTACGCGTACGGGGTCGACTCGGTGAACTCCACCGAGAAGCTGGCCGACGGCCTGGAGCGCACGGGCGTGAAGATCAAAGGCCGCACAGCCACGGGTAAGCGCCAGGTGAACGCCGAGCTGCTGGAAGCTCTGGCGGAGGAGGGCAACGCGCTGGCGAAGGCTGCGATCGAGGCGAAGAAGTGGGGTTCCTGGGAGAAGACCTGGGTCCGCAACTTCATCGAGCGCAGGGACGCCAACGACCGGGTCCACCCGGGGATCAACCCGCTGCAAGCTCGCACCGCGCGGATGTCCACCAACAACCCGTCGGCGCAGAACTTGCCCGCTGGGGACTGGATGGTGCGGCGCTGCTTCCTCGCGGACCCCGGGCAGCTGATGGTCTCGGTCGACTACCAGGCGCAGGAGCTTCGCGTCCTGGCGGCGCTCGCCAACGACCGGACGATGATCCAAGCGTTCAAAGACAACGCTGACCTTCACCAGATCACGGCTGACGCCTCGGGCGTCGATCGCAAGGTCGGCAAGATGGTGAATTTCGCCTACGTCTTCGGCTCCGGCCCGTCCACGATCGCGGCGCAGGCGGGGATCACGTTCCCGGAAGCTAAGCGAGTGATCGCAGGGTTCGAGCAGTCCTACCCGGAAGTCACGGCTCTGTCCAAGAGCCTGCAACGGGAGGCGGCGAACCTCGGGTACGTCATCACCCCTACCGGTCGTCGGCTGCCCGTCGACCCTGACCGGGGATACGCGGCGCTGAACTACATGGTGCAGTCCACGTCACGTGACGTAACGGCAAGCGCTGTGCTGCGGCTGCACGAAGCGGGGATGACCTCGATGATCCGTCTGGTGATCCATGACGAGGTTTTGGCGTCGGTGCCCGAGGCTGAGGCTGAGGTTACGGCTAAGGAGATCGGCCGGATCATGGAGCAGACGTTCCGAGGCGTGCTGATCAACACCGACCCGGAGGTCGGGGGCCGATCCTGGGGCGCGGCGTATCTGAAGAAAGACGATCAACCGTCCGCAGATCCATTTCTGCGGATCCCAGCTTGATTCGTAACGGAGGGAACAACATGGAATTTCAAGAGTTCTGCGACCGCATTTATCAGGTGTTCTCGCAGACCACAGGGGCTGAGGACTGCTTCTGGGTGGTTGAGAAGGACGGGGGCCACACCACCTACGACGTGTGGGCTGTGAGCCAGGACGAGAGCCGGTTGTGGATCGGGTCCTTCCATAGCGAGGATGACGCCGACTTCGTCGCATCGATCCACGGCGCTATCGCGGACATGGTGCGCAGGTCGATGGAAGCGATCGACGACGCGTCTCGGCTGGAGCTGGAGCGCGACAACCTGATGGGCCGGGTCTTCGACCTGGAGCTGGAGATCCAAGGGCTCAAGAGCGAGCTGGACCGTTACGAGGGGGCGGAATGAGTAAGCACGACTGGTTAACGTTCTCCGCCCTAAACGATGAGCAGTACTTCAAGTGCGTGGCTCAGTCCGAGGTCGCGAGGAAGTGGAGTCCGTACCTCTCGTTAGACGGCCCCGGCTACGAAGGCCGACACCGGCTGCCGGACGTCCGATTCAGCCAGGAGCTACCCGGCGGGACGGTCTACTGGTCGGTGAACCGGAAGAACTTCTTCCGCCGGGACGACAGCCTCCCATCGGGATGGGTGCAGCGCATCTACCCGCGTGTAGCTACCAGCTTCAGGACCGCGGAATGAAGCGGGTGCGTGAACTGGTGCTGATCCGGATGCTCGACCACGAGGTTCGGCTGGAGCACCTGATCCAGATCATACGGGGGTGGTTCCGGTGAGAGAGCTCTGGGGTAACGACGCCAGGAAGTGGCTGATCCGCAAGAGCCCGCACACCCAGGAGTGGATCGTGTTCCCGTCGGTCGGATCGTTCTACGGCGTCATCACGTTCCACCCGGACTACGAGTCGGCACGGGCCGACTTCATCAGGCAAACGAGGAGACCATGAGCAAGAAGAAGAAAGACATCACCGTCGAGCAGCTGGCCGTGATCGCCGACCGACTTACCGAGGCGGTGGATCTGCTGAAGATCATCTCGACGCAGACCCGCCAGGCAGAGGTGATTACGGTGCGTCAGTATGACGATCCGGAACTGCAGCGTCGTAAGGTGAGCGCGGCTCAGGAGATCGAGGCCATCCGCGTCGAGGAGGCCGAGCGATACCACGCCTACCGTGACAAGCCTCTGCAGCCGTACGTGCGGGTCCACGAGGCCCCGTAAACCCCTCTAGCGTCCACGCTGACGGACGCAACCCCACAACTGAATAGAGACTACCAGAGAGCCCTCTGCGTGCCCTTACACGGCGCGTAGGGGGCTTTTCTGCGTTCTCGGGTAGCCGCTCTACGACATCCCGGCGTGTAGCCGTTCGACCACGCTGCCGAGCCTGAGATGCTGCTCGTACTCCTGCAGATCCCCGAAGTCGATCGTGCGAGTCAGCCCGCCGCGGACGTCGAACGTCAACCGAACGTTCATCGACCGAAGCCAGGTGTTCTTTGCCGCGATGTCCTGCTCCCGCCACCAGTCCCCGAACCGCTGCCCGGTCTCTCGCCACTCCCAACCCGACGGGCGAGCCTCTAGCCCTTCCAACTCCTCCTGCCGCGCGGCCAGCGCCGCAATACGAGCATCCAGTGCTTCGCGCTGCGGAGACCCGACCCGGTAGGCCGGGGAGCCGATCAGCGACGTCAGGTCCACCAGCTCCGCGTTCACCTCCGCGAGTTCGACCGCCGAGTCCGAGCCGGCTACCCAGACTTTCTCCAGACGCTCCGAGTCTCCGAGCAGATCCAGCACCTGCTCCTCGCAGAACGCGTCCCACTCGGCCATCGCGACCGTGCCGTTGCCGCACCGCTGCGCCCAGCCCCACGACCGGCAGCGGTAGCGAGCGTTCTTCCTACCGCCCCCGGTGAACTTGTACGCGGGCTCCCCGCACACCGCGCAGAACAACACCCGCAGCAGCAGCGACGGAGTAGCCACCGCGGGCTTGGTCCGGTCGGTCTTCACGAGCTCGGCGCGCAGCGCCTCCAGCTGCTCACGGGTCAGGATCGGCTCAGCCCGCACCAGCGGGGCTCCGTCGTCGTCTCGGACGGTCTTACCGTTCAGAGTCGCGTACCCGAGCATCGCCTCGGAGATCAGCGAACGCTTCAGCGCGGTAGCCGACCACTCCCGGCCCCGCGGCTCGCGGCCTTGCAGCTTCGCGAAGTAGTCCTTAGGCGACAGGACACCACGCCGGCTCAGGTCGTGGGCCACCAGGTGCAGCGGCTCGTGGTTGTCGACGACGCGGTGATACACCTCGAGGATTCGCTCTCGCTGCACCGGGTCCGGCACCAGCCGCCACTCCCCGTCCACGCGCGTAGGCAGGTATCCCCACGGCGGCAGGGAGCCTCGGTATTTCCCGGCGCGGATATTGAAATGCGCCGCCGAACGGTTCCGCTCTTTGATCGCTTCTAATTCCATCTGCGCCACCGTTCCCATAAGCGCGATGACGACCGCCGCGAACGGCGTCGTCGTGTCGAAGTGCGCTTCGGTCGCGGAGACGACCAGCTTCTTGTGGTCCTCGGCCCAGTGGACCAGCTGCTGCAGATGCCGGATCGATCGGGTCAGCCGGTCTACCCGGTACGCCACGATCACGTCGAACGGTTGCTCCTCGAACGCTAGCCACCGGGCCAGGTTCGGGCGGCGCTTCCGGTCGAACGGATCGACCGCTCCGGAGACGTCCAGATCCTCCGCTACCCCGACGACGTCCCAGCCGCGCTGGGCGCAGAGCTGCTGGCAAGACTCCAGCTGACGCTCCGGTGAAGTCGTAGCATCGGTGACGCGGGACAGTCGGATCACTACCAGGGCTCTCATGGGTTTGTACCGTACACCACTGAGACCGCGGTGGTTGACCAGACAAACCACGAAGACACAGGTCATCACGGCCACACCCACTGAAACGCAAACGCGATCCCATCGGAGATGGGTCGCTGAGCGATCAGGTCCCCTGAACGCGAAAAAGCCCCCTACCTAGCCTTCGCGGGCCGGGTAGGGGGTTTCTTGGTATGCGAGGTTAGATCACCACGGATCGGTGGTCTCGACCTTGCCGCGGCCTCCGCCGCAGTGACGGACACACTTGTAGACGTGCTTGGTGCCGTCCATCTTGTACGAGCCGTCGGCGTGCTTGGCGTAGGTCCAGTCAGCTCCTGCACCGCCGGAGCCGGTAGCGCAGGCGTGCTTGTAGATCTGACCGTGACCGAAGCCGTGGTTCGAGCAGTGAGCCGGAGCAGCCTGGGCGACCGGTGCGATACCGAGCCCGAGACCAGCCGCGAGGATGCCCGCGGCAGCGATAGTGCGTAACATAACAGTGCCTTCCTGATGGTGGGTGTGCGACCGACGGGGTTGGTTTCTCAGGCCTTAGCCCCGCCGGTCGTTCTCTTGCAGGCGACTTTACTCGTAACCTCGTTACGTGTCAAGCGCGAGTCATTCCCACTCGATTTTGTTGTAGCCGTCACCGCCGCTACCTGCGTTTGATCCGCCCGTGTTTACGGCTCCGTCGGTCCCCCTGCCGCCGTTCCCCGCGGGGCCGGAGCTGGTTCCGTTGCTGCCGCCGCTGAAGCTGTTGTCATTGGAACGCACGCCGCCCCCGCCGCCGCCAGCGCCTGAACCGTTCGTCCGGCTTTGTCCGCTAGAGGGGCTGGAGCCGCCGTTGCCGCCTTTGCCGCCTGTATAGCCTGTTGCGGGTACGCCGGAGATGCTGGTTGTACCGCCGGCCCCGCCGCTTCCGCTGGCCGACGAGTTAGTACCTCTCACACCCGCTGCCCCTCCGCCAGCCATCAGGTGAACGCTGCCGGACGAGAACACAGTCGAGCCGCCGTCGGCGCCGTTTTTGCCATCGGACGATCCCGCCGCCCGCGCTCCACCGGCGCCGCCGAGGCCCCGGGTGAGGGTAAACGTCGAGCCGAGCAACGCACGTGGAATCCAGACGCGGCCGATGTAGCCACCGCCACCACCGCCCCCGCCGCCGTAGCGGTAGCCGGAGTTGGACCGGCGGCCGGAGCCACCGCCACCACCGCCCCCGCCGCCGTAGCGGTAGCCGGAGTTGGACCGGCGGCCGGAGCCACCGCCACCACCGGCGCCGCCGAGGGTGACCCAGCAGCCGGACGCTCCGTCCGGGACAGGCTCGTCGATCAGGTTGGCGTTCTCGATGGTGTAGCCCGAGAACGGAGGGGTCGGCGGCCAGATGCGGGTGCTGCCGCGGTAGATGGCGGCGGGGATGTCGCCCACGTAGACGCCTATGATCTCGGTGCCGCCTACGTACACACTCATCAGGGGATGACCACGTAGACGGTGTGGGTGTCCTTCGAGGACAGAGCGTCGAACGCGGTCTGCGTCAGCACGCGCAGCGACTTACCGCCCAGCGCCGTCTGCAGGGCGTTGAACTCCTCGCCCAGCTGGTTGAGAAACGCCGCGTTGACCTTCTGCCCGGACAGGTCCACCCAGTTTTCAGGTAGTGCCATGCGAGCTCCTAGAATTGGATGATGCCGTCGGCGTGCCAGAGCACGTACACGTCGGCGCCGTTGGGGATGATCTGCTGGTATTCCTCGGAGTCGAGGTAGGCGACTAGTGTCGACGTCGCCGGGTCGCCGGTGTCCTTGAACAGGACCACCGCCTCGCCGATGTTGCCTTCGGGCTCGACGAACACGGTCGTGCCGGCCTTCATCCAGCCGGACGCCGAGACCGACTTGGTGTCGAGGCTCTCCGAGATGGCGATGACCGCCGCGGTCGGGATGTCCTCCAACACCTGGTCGGTGGCGTAGTTGACGGTGTATTCGTCGGCGTCGATGAACGCTAGCTTGAAGTCGTCCGTCAGCCAGTTGAACTGGGCCTTAGCCGCCTCAACGCGGACGGCGCTGTACAGGTCAGACAAGCTGTCTCCTAGATCTCAAATGGGACGGACGCAGGCACAACGTTCTCGTCGGGCTCACCGCCACCGCCGTCGGGTTGGGCCAGCGACGGGGCGCGTACCGAGCCGGAGAACACGCGGACCGGCCGGAAGTGCCAGGGCACGTGCTCGGTGGACTCGAGGTCCAGCAGGTAGGCGATCTGGTAGAACAGGTCCACCGCGTCGACGTGCGCCGCGAAGTTGTTCAGCATCACGCCGATGACCGAGCCGTCGGTCTCCTTGTAGAACAGGACCGCGATGTAGCCGCCGAGGTTACCGACCCAGCCGCGCCACGAGCCCCAGCGGAGGGCGTTCAGACCGAAGCCCATCCAGCCCGGACCCTGGTGAGGTCCGTCCGGCTCATAGAACACGTACGTCGAGAAGATCTCCTGCTGCAGCTGCCGCATCTCCTCGGACAGAAACACGCCCTCATAGAGCGCCTTGCCGAGCTTGAGGAAGTCGGCCATGGTGCCGGCCAGGGAGCCGGCGGCGCCGGACCAGGTCGTCGATACCGCGGTGAACTCCAGGTCCTGGGACGTCGGGTAACCGAGGAACGCCGCGAGGAACGCGAACGGCCCGAGGATCGCCTGGATCTGCGGCAGCGCCAGGTTCGGGGTCCAGCCCCGGACATACGGCGGGTTCATGTAGTTCGTCGTCGGCCAGTGCAGCGACGGCACGTCGACCGCGTCCTGCCACTCTTGCACGACGATCTGATCGACCGTCCGGCCGTCGTTGTAGACGGACTCCAGGACCTTGCCCAGCAGCCACGAGGCCGCGTTCGAGTACGACGAGCCCTGACCCGGCGCGAAGTTCACCACCGAGTTACGGATGTAGTTCAGCGGGTCGTACGTCGTGGTCGGGCTGAGGAAGTACGTCTGCTGGACCGCGGGGTCTGTCATCCAGTCTTTGAGCCCGTCCTGGAACAGCAGCAGCTGCCGGATCGTGATCTGGTCCCCGTTCGGGACGCCGGTGACGAACTCGCTGATCGTGTCGTCCCAGTCCAGCAGCCCGTCATCGATCGCTTTGAGGATCAGGGTGTGAGTGAACATCTTCGAGCACGAGCCGTACCGGAAGTTCTTCTCCAGCGTCAGCGGAGTGTTCGAGGTGCGGTCCCCGCCGTACGCTTTGTAGTACGACCCGGTCGGGGTCTCGACCCCGATGATCGCGCCGTCAGCGACCCTGCCTGACGTTGGCTTGATCTTCGCCGCTACCAGCGCATCGATCTGAGCCCGCACCACCGGGTCCAGCGGATCGGCGGGGGACAGCTCATCGGTAGCGGCCTCCGCCTCCAGCTCAGCCAGCGTCTTGGGCTCCGACTCGTTACCGGCCATGTCGATCGCGGTAATCGTGATCTGCTCGGAGTAGTCGGTGCCCGGAGTCAGGCCGGTGATAGTCACCGACCCGAGCTCCGTAACCGGGGATGTGTTCTGGCGTACGCCGTTGCGGTACACGTTGTAACCGCGAAGTCCGCTAGGCATCGTCGACAGCTCCCGAGGGTGTGATAGTGATCGAGGTGGACGTCGCAGACACGTCGACGTGCAGCGCAGAGACGTTCGGAGGCGTAACGTCGCCTTCGCCGTCGCCCACGACCTCGCCGGGCAGAGCGCCCTTGCGGAACTGGACAGCCGCGCACGCGGGTCCGCCGGGGCCGCCTTGGGTGTAGATACCGAGCCAGTGACCGCCGTTACCGCCGCCGCCAGGCTTGGTGCCAGCACCGCCGTACGCGTGCTGATCGCCGCCAGCGGCCAGCTTCAGGCCGTTGTATTCGACTTCCTCGATGCCTTTACCGACCGGCTTGCCGAGCGCCACAGGGCGCTGACCGGAGCCGTTAGAGCCGTTGGCAGCGGACACCTCGAACCCGGGGATCGACAGCTCAGCGCCGTCCCACTCCAAGATCGTGGTGGTGCCGGAGAAGTGCTCACCACGGGTCCAGGTCACGGTGTTGACGCCGCCAGGCTGGCCGGGGTTGCCGTAGAACCCGAGGAACCCGTCGGCACCCTCGCCGCCCTTACCGGTGACGATCGCGTCGATGCGGTCGCACCACGCCGGGACCGGGATAGCTACAGGCTTCTCGAAGAACTCGACCTGCGGGTCGTGGTGATCCGAGCCGGTGCCGGTGTCCACCGCGATACCGACGCGGGGGACGTTGTCGGTCCAGGTGACGTCGGCTTTGTCCAGCGTGGCCGGGGGAAGAGAAGGCGTCGACAGCGATCGGGTGGCCCCGACGTTGCCGATCGGAGCGCCGTCGTTGTCCGGGAGGTTGAAGTCCCGGCCGCGCATCGTGTGCGTGCCGCCGACGGCGATGAACTCGTACGCCAGCAGGTCGCCGGCTACAGCCGCGATCGGGGTGGTGAGTTCGTAAGCCATGTTCGCGCCGGGGGACGCGGAGCCCGCCAGCAGGCCCGCGATGTTCTCGGACTGGTGGATCAGCTCGCCTAGCTCCGGGTCGGAGCGGTCGTCGACGCAGCGGTAGACGTTGATGTAAAAGTCGGTGATGCCCGAGGTGCCCCAGCCGATCCAGGTGATCAGGCCGATAGGCATCGACTGCTCGATGACATCGAACGCGATGATCGAGGTTCCGGGGGCGACCGAGACCGTGGAGTTCAGGGTGTCCAGGTCGAAGTTGCCGCGCTCGGACTTGTACAGCCCGGACTTCGGCTTCTTGTTGTTCTGGATGCCGAGGATGTCCCAGGCGAACCCGCCGCGGGCAGCCGCCGAGGAGATCTGCTCGATCAGCGACTGGAGATCCGAGATCCCCGCACCGATGCCGGTGACCCCGACGATGCCCGAGACGATCGCATCGACGATGCGCTTGATGGTCTCTTCGATCGACCCGCCACCGAGCACACCTCCGACCGCGCCGGGGCGGATGTTGGTCAGCGAGAAGATCAGGTCTTCGATCGTGTGCCCGATGTTCAAGGTGCCGGTGAGCGCCTGGACGATAGCGTCGATCACCGCGCCGATACGCGCAGCGGCGTGCTCCAGTTCGTCGCGCAGCTCTTGCGGCAGGTACGAGAGGATCTGCTCCAGCACGCGCGGGGTCTCGCGGATCGCGCCCATGATGGCGTCGACCGCGCCGGCTACGGTGTTGAACGCGCCTTCCAGCACGTTCGGGATGAAGTCTTTGAACTTCTGCAGCGCCTCCAGCGGCAGGCGCAGCAGCAGCTGCGGCAGCACCAGCAGCGCGTTGGCCGGGTTGAAGTCCGGGACCTGGAACAGCGACCGGGCGATGTCCTCGGTCATGTCCTGGCCGTAGCGGTAGTCGCCGCCGCCGATGACGAACGCACCGTCTGGAACGTCAGGTACCCACTGGTCGTCAGCCACTAAGACCTCCGTTACATATCAAGTTCAGAGCAGCAGTTCGGCCGGGGGAGCCGGAGGCTTCCGTCCCGGGATGTGCTTGCTGATCCACGTCTGCAGGACGCGGATGTAATCGATCGACAGCTGCAGCCGGGCCTTGGTCGTGTAGTTCTCTTCTTCGAGCTGGTTGACGCGCACGGTCAGGTCCGCGATCTCCGCTTTGAGCGGGGCGATCAGAGTCACCGCGGTCTCGACGAAGATCTGCGAGGCCTCCGCCTCGGTCTTCTCGATCTCGGCGGGCTCCCGTCGCCGGGAGCGCCACTTCTCGCCGTAGATACCGATCGCGATGCCCGCAGGACCGCTAGCCACCGCCAACCAATCCAGGACCTCGGTCACCGCTTCGTAGGGGTGACGTGGCGGCGGATCACGAATCCGAGGACGAACGGTGCAGCCACCGCGTAGATAGCGACCGCCTGGTCGATCCACGAGACGTCGAACGTCTTACCGAGGACGAACCCGGCGAAGCCCAGGCCCGCGGCCACAGCGCCGCGCAGCACCGCAGGCTCGGGGACGTACTCCTCGATACCTTCGATGTCACCGTCTTTGTCCAAGTCCCAGCCCAGGTGCGGGATCTCGAAGCCGCCTGTGTCCAGCTCAGCGAGGTCCATCTCTTCGGTAGGCAGGTCAGACACGTGCAACGGCTGGGTGTCTTCCAGGTCTGGCATAAGCGGGCCTCTCATTCGACCGCAGCCTGATGCTGCGGCAGGGGTGCGGTAGGAATCAGGCCCATTTGCTTGTAGATGTCGAGCTGGGCTTGCTGCTCTTGCTGGGTGAGCGTCCGAGGATCTTGGACACGGAACTTCGGAGGCTCCGGGGTATCCGAGGGAACCCACTGCGCAGCGGGGTTGTAGTGGCTCCGCGGCCCGCGGGCGGGAGCCTGGAACTTCTTGGTCTGCTGAGGCAGCTTGCTGACGTGGATGTTGCCGTTCTCGTCAGCGAGCCGACGCAGAGAGTCCACATGCACAATCCCGAGCTCCGTGAAGTGCTTCGACCAGTACTTGGCCATCACCGGGTTAGACAGCGAGTGGCCTCCGGACGGGTGGGGGAGTCCCCAGAAAGCCCAGGCGAGGGCTTCCTCCGGCTTGTCCGGGTCGGCGTGTTCTTGGGTCAGGGGTTTGTGCATGTGGCGGGCTCTCTTCGTTACGTATCAAGCTCGGCTGCTACAAAATGCCGAGCTGTCCGAGGTTGGAGTTGATGTACTGGATCAGTTCGAACGCCTTGAGGATCGGGTCCTCGGGCTCTTTGTAACCGATCGTGATGGTCCAGCCCTTCGGGCCGTCGGACGTCCACTCGTAGGTGAGCTTGGTGACCCGCTCCACGAAAATCGTGTACGGATCGGGGTAGCCGAGTACCGTGGTACCGACCCGGTCACCGAGCCAGAAATGCCCGTGACCCCGCTCACCGATGACGTACGGGGCAGCGTCGGACACCTGGATCTCGTGCGAGTGCTTCGCCCGGGTAGCCCACTGCTTAGCGCGGGCCGCCATGATCGCGGAGATCGTGAACGCTTTGTCAGCGCCGTCGACCCAGCCCTCGTTATAGTGGAAGTCCCCGAGGCCGGTGACGATGTCCTCCAGGCCAGCGATAGGCAGGCTCAGGCCTGCTGCACGGAGCGTGGGAATCTCCATGAACGCGAGGATCACGTTCTCGTACAGCGGACGGGCGACCGCGTCCATGATGCCGCCGAGCGGCGGGAGGTCGATCGCGCCACCGAACGCGCCGAGCGTGGCTAGCTGGGAGTTGATCAGCGACGTCAGGAAGTCGCCGCCCATGTTGATGCCGGCCGAGATGATCTCGTTCACCCCGGGCATCGACTGCCCGCCGAGCACGAACGACGTGTCCGTGGCCTCGGTGTACGTGAACTTCGAGGACTCGATGCCGGTGTACGGGGACTCCATGAACACCACGTGCGGAGCCTTCGGGTACGTCCCGAGGAACCCCGGGGTGTAGTACTCACCCGGGTAGGTCGGTAGCCCGGTGTAGATGTCGATGCCCTCGGTCATGCCGTCCGACGCGATGTTCATCACCGCGCGGACCAGACCGGTCAGCAGCGACCCGCCGAACGCTGTCTCCGAACCCCAACCGGAGTTATCGACGATGTCCCAGACCAGGCAGCCGTGGCGCAGCGGGATCAGCGAGGCGATACCCTCGATCAGCGGCAGCCCCAGCTCACCGGACAGCTCCGCGAACGGGTGCGGGTCCTCGCCGTGGAAGTACCGGCGGCACACGATAGTGAGCTGCGAGTCAGCCAGGACGTTCTTCGCGGTGTCGTGGAACGACTTGAACCGGGAGAACACGATCGTCAGCGGAGAGTTGTCCGCGAGGAACGGGAACGGCTTGACGATGTTGCGCCAGTTACCGGGGTTCAGCGAGAACGGGAACCACTCGGAGATGTCCAGAGGGTTGTCCGGCAGCGTCCACAGCGAGGTCTCCAGGCGGAGGATGTTGACGAACAGCGTCAGCAGCAGCGCCCACTTCGCGGGGCCGAACATCACCCACAGCTTCGGGAACTGGAACTCGGGCCGCAGGAACGGGTTCGCCCAGACGTAGATGTGCTTGAGCTCTTCGTAGTCGTGCTTGAACACGACCTCCATGTAGACGTCGCCCTCTTTGGTCCGGACGATGTCGTAGTGGTCCATGCGGCCCGTCCACCGGGCACCCTGCTTGTCGAACGAGACGTGGACGTTGCGGCGGGCGCGGCCTTTGTGGGACGCGATCCACTTAGCGAGGTAGTGGTCCAGCGAGATCGTGATCGACGCGGTGCCGGTCTCGTTCTCGATGAACTCGAACTTGTGGCTGCGCTCCCCGACGAGCTGGCCGCGGAGCTTGTAGTCGCCGTCCCAGAGGCGGATCAACGGCGGTGCGATCCGCTCGTCTTCCCGCTTCTGGCGGCGCTTCATGACGGTGTCCCAGAGCTGCTGGTGACCCGCCAGGGTTGTCATGTCTGCGGCGGGAGCTGGCATCAGCCCACCCCGAAGCCGAACCCGCTACGGTCTTCCTCGTAGTACTCTTCGTCGTACTCGGGCTCCTCGGGAGCCAGCTCGAACGAGCCGCCCGTGAGGCTGATGTACTCTTCGGCAGAGCCGTCGCCGGTGATCTCCAGGCTCAGGACCGGGATGCCGAACAGGCGGAGGGTAAAACCCATCTGACCTGGCCTTTCAGACTATTCTAGGCCCCAAGGGCGGGACCAGGCGCGCGGAAGGCGCAGCGTGGCAATCTGCCCGGGGACAGCCCCGGACACGGACAACTTGAACGTGACCTCGCCGGTGTACGGCGGGATGTAGTGCAGGAACCGGACAGAGTTCATCCGCTCCCAGATCGGGGAACCAGACTCCGAAGACACCTGCTCCTCGCGAGGGTCGGAGTCGACGACGACGTTCTCAGCCGGGTACGTGTAGCCCTCGCGGAGAACCACCACGCGGCTGCCGACCTCGTACCCGCCGGTCAGATCGTCCGTATCGACCGTCATGGTCGGGACGTCCACGCCTTGCAGGTCGTCGGTGAACCGGACGACGTACGGGCGACCGCCGTCGACGTTGGTAGCGGTCTCGATCGAGAGGTCGTCGCCTTCCAGACCGGAGGCGTCACCCACCAGCTGCGGCAGGTTCAGACCGCCAGCAGCACGCTGGAACGACACGACGTACAGCCGGTCACCGTCCTGCTCGGTGGTCACCTGGACATCGAGCCCAGCACCTCCCGAGAGCGTGCCGACGTCACCGGTCATCTCGTCGATGTCGATACCGCCGACGCCTTTGCCCGAGGCGTTACCGTCGAACAAGCCGCCGATGAAATCGATGATCCCCGAGATGATGTCGGTGATGACGCCTCGACTCTGGGCTTCGCCGAACGTGATGCGGTACGGAGAGTAGAACCACTCGTTCAGACCCTCGACCTTGACGTAGTTACCGTCGATGTTCGGCAGGTCCGCGATCCGGGCCGCCACCGTAGCCGGCGTCGCGTTGTACGCGATCGGAGCCGTGGTCTGCCCGTCGAGCGTCAGCGTGAACGAACCCGAGGTCGGTTCCCCGACCAACTCGACCACCTGGACCTCGTTGATCTTCGTCGACTTCACCTTGACATCGGCGGAGCCGATCGAATCCAGCCCCACCAACGCGCCTTGAAGGTCAGCGTCGGAGGCGTTGAACGGGATACCGACCGTGGTCTCCGAGCCCAGCGACAGCGTGAACGTGCCGCCCAGAGCACCGCCTTTGAGGCGAACCGTCTGGACCTCGTTCGTCGCCCCGCCGAGAGACACCTCGACGTCGTTGGCGGAGATACCCGCCAGCGCGATCAGCGCAGCGCGGACCTCGTTCGGCGTCGCGTTGTACGCGATCGGCTCGGTCCACTCATCGCCGTACCCGATCTTGAACGTGCCGCCGGTCGGGCGTCCGTCGATGTAGATCTGCTGGACTTCCTCGACGCGTAGACCGCCGATCTGCCCAGGCATCCGGATACGCCGGGTGCCGAGCGACGGGTCCTCGTCCTCGTCGAGATCGAGCTTGTAATCCGGTACGGTCCACAGCGTGGCCGGGGACTTCGGAGCGCCGAGCCACGGCAGCCCCGGGATGTACGGCTCAGCAGGCTTCTCCGACGACCCGGGCAGCGTCCACTTCGGCCAGATGATGTTATCCGTCGGGTTCGCGTTCGGGACCGTGATCTCGATGTCCTCGACCGGAAGCTCCGGCTGCGGCCACGGCCACGGTAGCGGGTTCGGGTCGAACGTCGTATCCTCTTGGACCTCGATCGGGTAGACGACATCGTCCTCGTACCAGAACGGGTCGCCCGCGACGACGACCATCTTCGTAATGTTGACCTCCCGACCGCGCGGGTCGGTGACCATGTCAGTCGTCGGGGACTCGAACAGCCGCACCTTCAGGTAGCGGTGCCCGGACTCTCCGGTGGTGATGTGGAGCTTCGCGTCGCGCTTGAACGACCACGCTTTGCGCCACGCCGAATCCCGGCGCAGCCAGGTCTCGTCGTTCTCGTCGTTGAGGATCTCGACGCCGAACACCAGGTCGCGTCGGAGGACGCGGTGGTTCAGGTACCGAGCGCCGGGGAAGTTCCCCGGCTCCTCGTACGTCGCCTTCACCGGCGGGTCGAGCAGACCCGTCACCTCGGTAGCGAGGTAGATCCCCTCGGTGCCGTTGGTGAGGTCGAACCACTCACCATTGACACCTTCTAGTTCGACGAGGGTATCGGGGTCCAGCAGTCTGGAAGCCATGTAACTCCTCGTTACGTTTCAAGTTAGCGGCGTGTGTAAGTGAGCGCTTGCTTATTCACTTCGTTGTTCTTCACCGCGATAGCGTCGTCAACCGAGTTGACCTGGATGTTCATGACGTTTCCAAGCGCCTGCACTCCCCAGTCGAGGCCAGCGTTCAGACCGTTGGTGATCGCGCCCCCGCCGATGCCGAGGTCGCTCATCGCCTGGTCGAGGTTGGACCGAGCGAACCCGGCGACAGCGTCGGTACCCTGCTGCCAGGTCGAAGCGATCTGCTCACCGAGGAACTGGGCTAGCGTCTTCTGCTCGCCCATCTGCCCGGTCTGCTGCTGCTGCAGCTTGAGCTTGTCCTTCTCCAGCGCGATCTGATCCTTCTGTGCTTGGATCTGGTCGATCTGGTCTTGGATCGCCTTCTTCTCTTCCTTGGTGCCCGCGGCGTTCTTGTCGACCTTTAGCTGCTTGCGCTGAAGCTCTAGCTGGTCGTATGCCATCTTGAGCTCGTCGAGCCGGCCTTTGACGTCGTCGCCCAGAAGCGATGATCCGGAGGCGAGCTCTGCGGTAGGCGCTGTCAGGGACGAGGTCAGATCCCTAGAGGCGGTAGCGGTCGATTCCAGCGATGTCTGCAACCCGCTGAGGTCGCCTTGCATGCTGCCGAGGTTGAACGCCAGCGACGCGGGAGCGGTGCCGAACGTCTCTTTGAACGCTGAGAAGATCTGCTTAGCGATCTCACGGGCGCGATCCAGGACCGGGTCCAGGCCGTTCTCGATGCCGGTACCGAGGCCTTCCATCAGGGCCTCGCCGGCGGGGATCAGCTCTTTACGGTCCTTCGGGAGCGGACCCTTGACCGCGGCAATCTTGGCGGCGATGCCGGACGCGAAGTCCAGTACCGCAGAGAGGCCCGCCTTGATACCGGACAGCAGGCCGTCCATCAGGGCTTTACCCGCGGCCACCAGGATCGAGCCGAAGTTACCAGCAGCGGCGGCGATCTTCCCGCCGAGAGCTTGGACCTCCGCCACAACCTGCTGCGCGCCAGAGGCGGCTGCGGAGACCATCTGGGAGAACGCGGTTTGTACCGCAGACACCGCCGCCGAGAAGGCGTTGGCGATGACCGAGCCCATCGAGCGGAAGATGTTGCCCGCGGTGTTAACCACGTTCCGAGCGCCGTTCGATACGGCAGCGCCGACCATAGAGAACGCTGAGGTAGCGTTCGCGGTGATCGTGCTCCAGAGAGAAGACAGCAGCCCCGGAAGCGTCATCATCGCTGAGCGGATACCGGTCACCGCGGTGACGGCCATCGAGGGAATCGAGTTCCACACCTCGGCGGCCTTGAGCTTGACGCCCTCCCAGGCGGTCGGGATCTGCTTGATCAGCTCGATCGCGCCCTGAATCTGGATCGGCGCGAAGTCCATGACGCCGTTGGCTTCACCGTCCGACAGCCCCGGCACCTTCGAGAACGCGGCAGCCAGGCTGTTGATCAGGTCGACCAGCGTCGAGATTGACGCGATCAGACCATCGAGCTCCGCTTTGAAGGACTGGATCTTCTGCGGGTCGGAGAAGAACTCCAGGGACTTGTTTAGGATGTCGACCAGTCCGCCGCCAAGCATCTGCAGCGTGTCACCCAGACCCGACATAGCGTTGTCGAACTTCGACACGCCGTCCGGCCCTGCTGTCGTGAAGTCCGTGACCCACTTCGAGAAGGACTCGCCTGTGCGGTTGATCCAGTCGGCTATAGCAGGGAGCTTGCCGCTGAACTTCTCAGCGAGGTTCAGCAGTCCGTCGACGAACGATGTGAGGCCGGGAGCGGATCGGGAGATAGCCGCGCCGATGTTCGAGATTAGAGACTCGATACGTCCGAGGCCCTCGCCGGAAGTGACCGAGTCGACGATCGACTTCGCAACATCCGCCATGCCCTGAGTGACCTTGGGCAGGTTCGCGGCCAGGGTCGGGATAGCCTTACCGAGCTGGTCGAACACCGGGCCGAACTGATTCTCGACCGCGGCAGACATCGACTCTTTGAGCCCGTCGAACGCGGGCTTGAGCCTCTCGGCAGCGCGCTTGAACCCGTCGATGCCTAGTGCGAGTGCGCCGATAGGAACGGCTACTGCGGCGATCAGCCCGGGCAGTGTGAGAAGGGCGGCTGAGATAGCGCCCAGCGACCCGGCGATCAGCGGAGTAAGCGCCGCCGCTGCCCCGAGGATCAGCATGTACCCCGTGGGGTTGATTCCTGATCCGAACGACGGAGCTTTCAGATTGCCCAGAGAGTTCGCCACGCTGTCCAGCAGGCCTCTGTCCACGTCGGCACGGACCTTGACCCTGGCGGTCATACCGGCGGTGCTGGCGGCCACCTCCTGCCGGAAGTTGCCCATGTCAGGCTCGACCGGGATCTTGACCTTCAGCTTCTCAGCCCACTTGACTGCCGCCTGAACCTCGCGGTAGAACCCTTTGAGGTTTGGGGTGACCTTGATAGAGATTATGCCCACTTCTTTGCCTGGCACAGATCACCTCCTTTATCCGCCCGTTGCCTGGGCCTTCCGATTGCGGGAAGCAGCCATACGCATGGCCGCGACGGCTCCGAACGAGCCGGGTTTGTACTTCTTCGCCTTGTGGGCTTTGACCTGCGGAACCGGGAACGGTTCGGGCGGGGTCAGCCTGCGGCGCTTGTCCTTCGACGTGTTCGCCAGCAGGTACATGAACTTGAGTGCTCGGATTTCGTTGACCAGCGCCGCGGTGGTGTACGTCTGATCGGTCCAACCGCGGAACTGAGGCCCGCCCTGTTTCTCGGACCAGAACCTGCCCTCCCGGGGCAGCTCTTTGATAAGCGCCAGGACCTGGATAGGCCCGAGCCGGGAGGCGGGATCGAACAGATCCGCGAGGTTCATCTGGTACTCAGACCGGAAGTCCGCGTACAGGGCGTCGCCGTAGTCGTCGATCAGTCCTCCGAGCTGGAGGCTTCCCCCGCTTGCGTCTCCTCCAGCCAGTAGTTGAGGATCTTGGTGGCGAGGGCGACGTCCTCGTCGACGGCGTCCATCAGAGTCTCGGAGCCGCGTCCCGCAGCCAGTTCGAGGATCTTGAAGACTGCGTCAGCGAGCTTCTCGGCGTCAGCCTCGGTCTTGTCGCCGTCGGCTTTGTCGTTGATCGTCCGGATGGCTTCGAGCTGCGTAAGGATGTCTTTGCGCGCGTCTTTGCGGAGGCGCATCACGTTCTTGAGGGACACGGTTGTGTCCTTGGAGATCTGCACCTGAACCGGCGCGCCGTACTCGCGGTCGGCCTCTTCTCGGATGGTGTCGAGGGTCAGAATCTTGCTCATGGTTTGGCAGGCCTTTCGATTGGCGGCGGGCAGTTAGGGGTTGGGGGAGCGGCGGCCCGCCAGAGATACCGCTCCCCCGTCTGACACGGGTTACGTGTCAAGTTCGAATCAGGCGACAGTCACCACGACGCCGCTGCCACCGGTGGTGGAGTCGGTGCCCAGCGAGATCGCCAGAGGACCTTCGATGTCGAAGTCGTCGCCCGCCGTGACGGTCCACGCGGACTCAGCCACGCCGTCGTCGACAGCGCCGATAGCGGACTTGACCGCCGCAGCGTTCGCGTTGTACGCGATCGAGGCCGTGGTCTTGTCGCCGACCTTCAGCGTGAAGCTGCCGCCGGTAGCACCGCCCAGATCAACGGTGTAGACCGGAGCGGTCTCCACGGCGTTGAACCAGTCCTCTTCGATCCACTCGTAGAGGTTGTACGACTGGTAATCGAGGAAGGTCGCGCGTACGGGCAGAGCGCCGAACTCGTCGGTCGCCAGCGAGATAGCGTCCTCGCGCTTCAGCGAAGCCTTGCGGGCGTGGAAGCCGAGGCGGACGTCGTTGTCGACGATCACGATCAGCAGCGCACGCTCGTTCACGACCGAGCCGGACTTCACGCCGAAGATGCCGGGGGTAGCCGACTGGTTCGGGCCGAAGTACAGCTCCAGAGCGGTCTCGTCGAACTGGGTCAGGTTGATGACCACGTAGTCCGCGATCTCTTCGGTCTCGACCTCGCGCAGCTTCTTCTTCTGCCACGAGCCGCGGACCTCGGAGTCACCGCCGTCGAAACCGAACTCGGGCAGGTCATCCTCGGAGGTGTGTCCGACGAGCTCCCAGCCGGCGCGGTCCCACGCCTCGGGGTGCTCCAGGTCGATCAGCTTGAGCTGAGAAGGGGTAGGTGCCGCCGTGCCGACCGCAGCGGTGTACACGTACCCCCGCGCGGCAATGAGGACGGCATCATCTTTCAGTGCCATTTGGTTCCTTAGTTCTTAGGGGGCCGGATGCCGAGTCGGATCAGGCCGAAGACGCGCCAGGTCCGGTCAAACGGTGACGGGCCGTGGGACGCACCCAAGGTCTCGGTCAGCGAATGCAGATAGCCGGCTGGCGTTTTGGTTTGGAGACGTGCAGCGCGGTACAAGACCTCTAGGGCGTCCTCGTACATCTGCTCGGTAGTGGGCAGGTCAGCCGCTGAGTAAGCGGTCATCTCGACCACCGGCTGCGTGAACAGCGTCGGGTGCTCGGGGCTGCGGGTACCGCCTACGCGGCGGACGGTGATCAGCGGGAACGTGCGGGAGTCGATGTCCTCGACCCACGTCCCGACATGCACACCCGCCAGAGACGGGACAGTGCTGATCGGATTGGACAGGTCCTCGTGGCCGCGGAGAATCGGGAGCACGACCTCACCGACGATCGGAAGCTTGCCAGCCATGCGCTACCCCCTCTTCCCGCGCTTAGCGCCGGTAGAGATAGCGGTCTGGCCGCCGAACCCGGCGGCACCGGTGAGGATGTACAGCCCCTGCGGAGCCTTCGTGACGCGGCCGTACTTCTCCGGATCGAAGACACCGGACGGGTAGTGGCCGTACTCGATCGACTCGGGGCTAGGGGCCTCCATGTTGGCGTAGGCATCCACCGAGCCGTTGGTCCGAGTGATCTTCGTCAGATGGTCCGGGCCGTGGATCTTCTCCCACTGCGTGCTCGCGCGAGCGGCAGCCAGGTTGGCCTTCGCCCGGTCAGCGACCTCGTCAGCTTCGGAGCGCATCTCGTGGACCACACCGGGCAGGTGCGACACGACTTTGTTCAGACCGGATCGCCCGTAGTACAAAGGCATCAGAACCTCCGAACCACGTATTCGAGGCGGGCGGTGCGGCGGGAGCCGTTGTAACGACGAGGGTCGCCGTACACACCCCAGCGCTCACCGCGCCACACAACCTCGGACCCGGACTTCAACTCGGTCGTGAACGACCGGGGGAGCCGCATCGTATAGACCTGCTCGGTCAAGTCGCCTATGTCGTCCATCTCCGCCCGCCGGGAAGCGGTGCCCGACTGGTTCTGGACCTGGAATCGCGCGACTGTCTCGACACCGGTGGCAGAAGGGCCGACCAGGGTGTTGCCCAGCCGGTCCTTCCGAGTCACCTCGGGGTACACCGTTACGGGCTCGTAGTTAGCCCCGTCGTCCAGGAGCCCGCTCATCAGTAGCCCCAGTACAGCGGGGAGCTCTGCTGGAACACCTGCCACTCGACCGAGCCGAACGCGGGGTATTCACCCGAGCGCTCCAGCGGAGTCTTCGGACGGACGTTGAGCACGCCGACGTTCTTGGAGAGCCCGAGCTGAGCCCACTCTTTGTCGGTGATCTCGATCGCTCCGGTGTTCAGCCGCCAGTTGAGCTGGTACGAGTAGTTGCCGTCGGTCTCACCGATGTAGCCGTCGGGGTTGCGGATCAGGCGCGTGACCGCGGAGGCCTCGACCTTGATAACCCGCTTGAGGTAGTCCTCGTCCTCGGCTTTGTCGTCCAGGTCAGGGATACGAGAACGGATCTCGATCTCGGCGTCCTCTAGGAACGTCTCGACCTGGGTCTCTTCGTCATCGGTCAGCGGCCGCCCGAGCCGCGCGACCACGTCGCTGGGCTCGGCGTATGCCATCAGGCCATGCCCTCGACAGTGGACTCGAGATCACCGAGGCGCTTCTCCAGCTTGGCGATAGCCTCTTGGACGGTGTCGTCAGCAGCGACAGCAGCAGGAGCAGCAGCCGGCTCGTAGTCCTCGTCCATAGCAGCCGGGGCGAACCCGGTCAGGTCGGTGAGCTTGGCCACGATCTCGGAGTCGCTGAGCGAGCCGAGCCATCCGCGGACCACCGCACCGTTGTAGGGGTGGGTCATGAAAACCTCCAAAGGTAGCGACACGGCGGCGGGACCCTCCGGGGAGAGCCCCGCCGTTACGTATCAAGGTCGGGACAGAATCAGGCTTCCGGGTCTTCGTCGTCGACGAACTTGACGAACGCCTGCTTGTCACCGAGCAGCCATCCGAAGGTGACCTCGATCAGGATCGCGATCTGGTTGGTCTGCCACATCGAGACGCTCTTCGAGTTGGCGTCAGTCAGGGTGGCGGTGTCCGACATCTTCACGCGGATCTCATCGGCGAAGCCGAACTTCAGCTGCGAGAAGTCGCCGCCGATGATGCGGGTCTTGGTGTCGGTCGCAGCGCCCAGGTCGCCGCCGACAGCGCGGCCGAACTGAGCCGGGAGACCCAGGACGTCGCCGGTCATGGCGGCCAGGTTGATGCGGCTCGGGTCCACGTTGCCGTTGGCGTCGCGGTAAGCCTGAGCGCGGAGCAGGTGAGCGCGGAAACGCGGGTCGACGGCCCAGCCGTTGAACTCCACGTCGGTGTTGGACGAAACGAGGTCGTAGCCATCGAGCAGGCGGTCCAGCAGCGGGTCGCCTGTTTCCTGCAGGTAGTCAACGTTGGTCGTGTTGGCGATCACGTTGTCGGTGTCGATGCCCTGGAGCGCCGAGCCGGTCAGCGGAGACTTACCATGGAACACAGCGAGGTCGATACCGCGGCCGATGGCGTAAGCCAGGTCGCCCTGCAGCTTGGTGTACAGGCCGGACGGGTTCATGCGAGCGAACTCTTCCGACACGGTGACGATGGTCGCCAGCTTGATCGGCGAAACCGAGCGGGTGTCCCACGCGGTACCGGACAGCGGCTTGACGCCGCCTTCTCGCTGCTCGTTCGACGTACCGACGCCGACCTGACCCACCTCGGGGCGCTTCACGGTCGTGGGGATGATCGTCTCACCGTACGAGATCGGGATCATCTCACCCATGCGCAGGACGAGCGAGCTCTCCTGTGCCTTGTCGAAGATGGGGCCGACGATCTCCTTGGGGAGCAGGTCGGAGGGGACGTGGGCCAGACGGCCCTGGTGGTTGCTGCCCGCGGTGTCGGGAGCGAGTTCTCCAAGAGTTGCCACAGGGGGCTCCTTACTTGCCTAGTTGGGTTTGCATGAGCGCGGTGAAGGCCACCGCAGGGTCGTTGCTCGGGGCTTCTGTGCCGAGGCCTTGCGAGCGGTCGACAGCGGCCACGGGGCCGTTCTTGAGGCCGAACAGGGTCTTGAGGCTCTCGGCGTGCGTCTTGAGCGCTTCCTCCGAATCGCCCTGCAGCGTGTTCGCGAACGTGAACAGCGGCGTGGGATCGGGGGTGAGAGCCTGGACCGCGGTCACCAGACGGTCGAAGTCGTGCTGCTTCTCGGACGCGGAGGTAGCCGCCTGGGCTGCCTGGGCTTCGAGAGCTGCGAGCTTCTCCGCGAGACTGTCGCGCTCGGTCTCCACGGTGCGGAGCTGAACTCGGTAGTTCGCGGCCTCGGTGTTCGCCTTCGAGAGCTTCTCGCGAGCCCAGTCAGGCAGGTCCTCGCTCTTGGGAGCGGGGGCCGCCGGAGCCGGGGCAGCGGGGGCTACGGGTTCGGGCGTCGAGGGGGTGTCGGTGGGTTCGGCCATCTGTGCCTCCTGGGCGTGGGTGACTCCTGCTCCTGGCAGGTCGGTCGGGTTGGCGGGCTAAGCAGCGAGTGCTGCGTACTGCTGTGCTGATATCTCGCCGCGCTCCAGGCGACGGCGAAGGGCGTTGATAGCCAGCTCGTTACGAGTAAAGGGCTGGCCTTTGTTTTTCCCGCTCTTGTGGACAAGGCCTTTGTCCTCAAGGGCGATGGCTTCCTTGGTGGCGTCTCCCCACAGGTCGAGGGCGCGATCGGCAGCTTCTTTGCCGAACCAGTCCTCGTTCCGGAAGACGGGGATCACCTTGCAGTCGCACCCGGTGTGCCACTGCTTGATCTCTCCGCCGATGTCGGCGAAGTAGGTCTCCTGGTCTTTGTTATCGAACAGCTCCAAAGCGTGTTCCGTGTCAAGGTCGAGACCGGCGGTCTCGGCCCGGACGTACGTGGGTCCGCGGCTGATCAGCATCAGGCACCAGGCGCACGTCTCCCGCCCCGTCGCGACGCGAGCCCAGCCCCGCAAGACGCGGGGTTCCGGGTCGTTCTCAACGGCGTGGATGATCTGCTGGCGGCCTGCGTTCTCCACCTCGCGCACCGCGCGTAGCGTCAGGTGGGTCAGCGCGTCGCCGCGCGTCTCCGACTGCTGCATCCGCTCACGCGCCGGGTCCATGTTCTCGACGAACTTCTCGAACGTCGTCCCCTCCAGGGGTCGGTCGTTGCGAGGTAGATCCGGGTGGTGCTGCGCCCGCTGCGAGTCGTAGAACCTGCGAGCGAGCACCGATGCCTCGGTGCGCCGGCGCTGGATCTCGGGGAACAGCAGGTCCAGCAGACGCAGCCAGTCGAACATCGTCAGCGCGGGCTGAGCGAAGAACCCGGCCACGTTCCTGACGTGGCGGACTACTGCAGCGGAGATGAGGAGCTGCGCTGCGGCGTACTCCTCCGGGTTCACCGGGTCTTGGTCCGGTTAAATCCGGAAGGCGAAGTCTGAGTCTCCGTCTTGGTCTCGGTGACCGTCGGCTTCGGCGTGGCGTCAGCCTGGGCTTTCGTCGTGGAGTACAAGGTGTCGATCATGTCCTCGGTCTCCTGCTTGTCCCAGTCGCGCATCTGCTCGCGCTGAGTAGCGGTGTAGCCGAGGTCGATGCGAGCCTGCTCCTTCGGGATCGGACCCTGGCCGTTGGCGTACAGCTTCGACACAGCGTCAGCCTTAGCGGCGACCGTCGGGGTCGACGGGTCGCGCCAGACTGTCTCCAGCCGGGTGTACTCCTCGGTGACCTCGCGGCCCATGATCTGCATCGCGATCCGCATCGCGCGCTCCCAGGCGCCGCCGAAGATCCGGCCTTTACGCTCGGCCATCTTCACGATCCGGGAGTCGGTAGCGATGATGGCCTCAGCCGAGGCGGGGTTCTCCGACGAGGACGACAGGTACTGAGGCGGCAAGCCGGTGATAGACGCGGCCTCTTTGCGGAATACCTCCATCTCCTCGGCGAAGTTCCGCAGCTCGGCAGCCTTGAACTCGGAGATCTTGGCGGCCTCAGAAGCGAGCGTCAGGATGCGTCCGTAGTAGATGTCGAGCGTCGTGTTCTCGCCGTCGTTGGTCAACTCGTCGGTGGTGACACCGGAGATGACGCGGAGCGGGGTGCCCAGGATCTGGGACGCCGACTGCAGGTTCATCAGCGTGCGAGACGCGGCGTCGGTGACCTTGCGCAGCTCCGGAGAGATCTCCGAGCGGCCGTAGCGGTTACCGAGGCGCGGGTCGTTGGTCAGCGGCACGACCGGGACCACACCGAGCCCGTGCTTGATGACGTCCCCGTCGACGACCCACTGGTCGTTTAGCCCGCCGTTGCGGCGGAGCGGGACAGTCTCGTCAGGCAGGTACAGCGTGGCGCGGTCCGGGACCGCGACGTCGTCGCGCGTCGTGTAGAGACGGACAGCCCGGGTGACCCGGCGGGTGTTGCGCGGGTCCAGCTCGGCGTACATATACAGCGGAGACTCGACCCGGATCAGCGGGATGCCCGCGGGGTCTCCGGACTCGACGTCCGGGTGGCTGACCGTGATGTACGCGCGGCCGAACGTTAGCGAGTCGTCGTGTCCGAGGACCGACTCTTCGTCCAGGTCGTTCGCCTGCCACCAGTTCCAGAGCTCTTCGAGCCCCTCGGAATCCTCCGAGATACGGAACCCCTCGATGTCCAAGCGATCGGACAGAGTGCGGAGGTAGGTAGCGACCCAGCCCGGTTGGACGTCCAGGTAAGCCAGCTCCGGAGGAGCGCCGATCCCGATCGTCTTCAGCCGGCGCGTCCCGTTGCGGTAGGCCTCGGCTTCCAGCAGGTTCGGCAGGTCCCGTGCGAGGAGCCCTTGCAGTCGCTCGACGTGCTCGTGGTAAGTCGTCATCGCAGCAGACCCGCCCCCTTTCCTGTGTTGCTCTTGCTGAGCAGGAAGTCTTGGCGCGAGCCCCAAGCGAGGACAGCCGTCACAGCGGCGTCGATCTTGCGCTTGGATTCTTTGCCAGGTTTCCTGATGCTGATTGCGTCGTATATCGTCGGGTGCTGGTGCGCGTTGGTGATGTGCGCTTTGAGCACCGGGTTGTTGTCGTGTTTGACCTCGCCCGCCAGAACAGCGTCGCGGAACCGCTCGCAGTCCAGCGCGAATCGCTTTTGCTGGCCGCGCATATCGAAGGCGACCGGGTTACCGGGGGAGGCGTTGATCTTCAGCTTGCGCCGGAAGTCCTGACCCCAGGCGTCGACCGACTGCTCGAACTCCTTGACGTCCGCGCGCATACCGACGACGTCGTACTTCTCGAACATCGACCGGACGTACGCGTCCACGTCCTGGCGCGGGACCTTGTGCCCCTCGTACTTCTCAGGCACCCAGACCTTCACCAGGAACAACGCCCCGTCCTCGACCCGGCACGCGGTGAGCGCGGTGTGGTCGTTGGACAGCGAACCGTCGAACCCGAGCGTGATCCGCTCGCCCTTCCTCAGCGGAGGTAGGTTGATGTCGTGGTTACGGTCCCACTCAGACGGTGCGATCCACGACTCCTCAGTCGCGTTGACCTGGTTGAGGAACTTCCGCCGGGACTCGATGACGTCGTTCTTCGCCGTCAGGACCGACATCAGAATGTCGTCGAGCGGGAGCCAGATCGAGTCGCCGCGGGCGATCTCCAGGCCCTTCATGAGCTGGGCGACTCCGGCCTCGTACCCCTCGGGGTCGTCGGACGGGAACGGGATCTCGGAGACCGGCGTATCAGCCGGGGCCTCCAAGGCGTCGTAGAGGACGCCGGTGTCGATAGCGTCACCTGCCAGGATGTCCAGCCAGTTCAGGTAAGACACCTCCGCGACGGTGTCGTCGCCGGGCCGGTGAGCGTTGCAGATCGACAAGGTTCGGGCACCGTCGACCTTGGTCATGTTGCCTTCGATGACCTCGGCCATCTGGTGGCCGTCGTTAACCTCGCCGCCGGGGCCTACGCCCCACCACTGCGTTTCGTTCTGGACGACGAACGTCGGGCGGTTACCCTCCATCGACGCAGGGGACGCGGTAGCGGCTTCTAGCCGGCCGCCGATCTCGGAATAGATGATGAAGCGGTTGACGGACAAGCCGTACTCGGTCTTCAGCTTCTTCGAGACCATGATCGGGAACAGCGAGAACGTGTTCTTCGTCTGGTCCTGGGAGACCGCGGCGATCGTGATCCACGCCGCGTGCCGGGTCTTGCCGACCGGGTTACCGTTGTCGTCGAAGTGCGAGAAGGCGACTGGTCCGCAGAGTTCGGCGAGCGCGAGCGCGCCGATCATCGGGTCCTTTCCCCAGCCCTTCATCCGGCGGAGCGTGCCCTCGCGGTAGGCGTACTTCCCTTGGTCGTCGACCGCGTACCACCAGGCGATGAATCGCGCCTGCTCCAGCGTCGGGACGAACGGGCCGTCGCCAGCGGGGGAGTTGACGTACTCGAACAGCCAGCTGATGATCTGCCAGCCGAGAGTCTTCTCGGGCAGGAACCATGAGCCGTCTTCGTACTGCCGCCAGGTCGGTCCCTGGATATGCGACGGGGCGGGGAGTAGCGACTCCGGGTAGTGAACCGCCACTCCACCTCCTCGTTACGTATCAAGTCACAGAGCGCAGAAAGTCCGTCGCAGGGTCGATGTTGTAGTTCACGTGCGGGCCTGTGCCGCGGATGAAGAACAGACCAGCGTCCAGCACCGCGCGGATCAGCGCGATCAGCTCGAACGTCGGGTTAACCCCGATCTCCAGAAGCTGGCGCAGGATCGAATCCGGACCAGAGAACACCCGGGACATCATCACGATCTTGTAGATCGCGGTCTTCATCTCGCCCGAGTCGCCCTCGCAATCGGTGTACAGGTCGCCTTTGTGGGCGTAGTTCCTCCACCAGTCCGGGGTGTCGACCATCAGCTGGTCAGCGATACCGTGCGACTTCGCCGACGGCATCTGTCCACCCGGGTCAGGCCACACCTTGCCGGTCTCGCGCATCGGGTTACCGAACGTCGCGGCCCCGCGCACGTGGTCTTTGACCCAGTGCAGTCGGCCGGTCACCGGCTTGATGTGGTACTCCCACAGCTCGGAGGCGACGATCGCGCCTTGCGAGTAGCCGATCATCGACAGCCCGTAGCGCTCGATGCGCTGGCGCTCTTCCTCCAGGATGCGGGTAGCCTCGGTGACCCCGTTCGCCACGGACGGCCCCATCGGGAACGCCTGCGCGGTGTACGGAGGTCCCACCGGACGCCACAGGTACACATCGCCGAGGCGGCGAGCGACGTCGGCGTCAGGACCGATCCACCACGGGACACCGGTCCCGGAGACGGTCAGCAGCACCGGACGGGTATCCTCGGGAGCCGGAATCCCCAGCGCGCGCAGATCGTCGTCAGAGACGATCCCGTCGAGCGGCTGGAACGTCCGGGACTCGTACTCGGTCTGCCACGCCTCAGCCCGTGGTCCGAACTCGTCGGTATCCGTGGGCAGCGGGCCGTGGACTCGCGCATACCCGGCGAACCGGGCCGCCATCACCTCGCGCCAGCGGCGCACCGTAGGGTTCCGGTCGCCTAGCTTAAGCGGCATGGAACTTCTGCTCGGCAGCCAGCCACTTCTGGATCTGGACCTGAGCAGCGGTGATGTCCTCGGGCTTGACGCGCTTCAAGATGCGCTTCGCCAGCTCGGGGTTGTTCGTCGGATCGTCGGAGTTCGACACCGCGTACAGCAGCGCGATCGAGACCGGGTCGCCGTAGATCACAGCGAGCTTCTCGACTAGCTGGATATGGACGTTCGCGTCCGTCGACCAGGACAAGCCGGCGATCGTGTCGACCTCGCCCTCGTGCGGCCAGTGCAGCGGAGAGCGGGACTTGCGCTTGTACTTGGCCTGCTGGCGAGCCAGGTCCAGCAACTCGCGCTGTTCAGCGTCGGTTAGAGCAGACAAGAAGTCGTCCTCTTCGTGAAGTAGTTGCAGCAGCGCATCGCCCTGGGCGAGCGCGCGGTTGTAGCGGGCCTGCCGATCCGCGAGGCCGTTGGTGCCTCCGTTGATCCGGCGGGTGACCGTGTTCAGGTCGCGGCGGTCGGACAGCTCGTTGATGTCCGGGCGGGCGACCGTCCAGTACCAGGCAGGGCCGATGCCCGCCCACTTCAGATCAGCGAGCTCGCGGTAGTTCACGACGAAGTAGTCCGGTGTCGGAACCATCCCGAACGCGTACGCCCACTGCGAGAACGACCGGTAGTTGTAGTCCCAGGTGATCTGAATCCACGTCCGGCCGATGTACGGCGCGTACCGACCGTTCTTGGCGATCTCCTCGGTGTACTGGAATGACCCGGACTCGTGCCCGATCTGAGCCAGCCACATCGCGATGCGGTTGACGTTCGTGCACTCGGATTCCCGGAGGCCCGAGCGAACCGCGGGCAGGATCTCCGCCGCGCGAGCTTCGCTCAGGCCGGTGGCCGCCGCCAGGATGGGGGCTGCGGACACCTGGGTAGCGGGCTTGTAAATCCCGAGGTACCCATCCAGGAGCTTCTTCGCGAAGGCTTCGTTTCGAGGGTCGCCTTCGGGGTACGAGAGGTCGTAGTGCATCTCGTCGGGCTTTGACCAGCGCCGTCCCCAGAAGACTGTCCCTTCGAACAGCCGAAGTCCTTCCTCGACCTTGGCAATCTTGTCCGCAGACATCCGGTACGTGCCCCAGGGGTACTTGGGCGCGTTGACGTCCACAGCTACCCCGGACAGGTGGTTAGACCCGTTGTTCTTCCCCGGCTGCCCTAGTACGTCGTTATCAAGGGACCAGCCCCAGATCGGGGTGACGATCTCCTCGACGTTGCGGTCGTACCAGTACAGCCACGCCCCGAGAATGGTTAGCGGGGCTCCCTTACGGATGGGTGCTGTGTCGGTTAGATACAGGCCGGGGATTCGGACGATGTCGCACTCGTCCCTGTTGCAGCACCGCCACCCCTTCTCGGTGTGGGTGTTCCCGTTGACGATCCGGAAGCTCACGAGGCCGCCTCAGCGCTTGAACGGGTTGATGGCGTTGATCAGCTGCTCGGGGAGCCGGGACAAGTCGGGGAACAGCCCGATGATCTTGTCGTCCAGCCGGGACAGATCCGGGATCTTCGCCAGGATCTTGTCGTCGAGGTCAGCGAGGTCGGGCATCTTCGCGGTAGCCCGGTCGATCACCTGGTTCAAGAACTCGGGGTGAGCCCTCAGGTAGTCGAAGACCGCCTTCACAAGAGCAGCGGCGAACATGGTGATAAGGCGGTTCATGAAGTCCTTAGTCGGTAGCGGCTTCGATCAGGTCCCACAGGTCGGAGTCCTCTTCTGGGACGTCGATCAACCAGCGGTCCTGGTGGTGCGTCACCCGGACAGGCCCGGGCGGTAAAGTCAGCGCGAGCTCTCCGTTGAACGGCTTCACGCGCACGACGCGGGGGGTGATGATCACGCCGTCCTGCTCGCGCAGGTCGCTGGAGAAAGTCCAGTGCGAATCGTCGGGGCGTCCGGAGATGTCGTGGACGGTAGCGGTAACAGTCGTCATACCGGCCCTTTCGTCAGGTGACCGGGGTCATCGGAACCGCGATGCTCGCCCAAGGGCAGGAAGACGAGAGCGTCCCGGAGTAGGTAGCCGCGGCGTTGGAGTCTCGGCCTGACAGGCCGCCCGCGATCTGCACCCCGTTGATGCGGCCGGTACCCCCGGACGGCGTGAACGTCACGTTTCCGTTGTTCCAGCCGGTAACCTGGAAGGTGCGGCCGTTGGTCGGCGGGGCCGACACAGAGTGCGACGGGCTGGTGCTGCTACCGGTCGCCGTAGCCGGGGTTCCGAGGCTCGCGACGTTCGCGTACGAGATCGCGTAGGACATGCACCAGTTCGAGCCGTTTTTGTCCAGGACCACGGTCTGCGACCCGCCCGGGGCGCTCGCGAGGGTGTAGACCCTGAGCCAGCCTTCGGAGGACGTGTTGTTGAACGCGATGCCTTGGACCAGGCTCATAGCGTTGCCGCCGTAGGTGACGCCTGCCACGGTCTCGTTACCGAGCAGGTGGGCGACCACGAAGACCCGGGACCCCGCTGTGGCAGAGAACGAGTACGACAAGTCGCCCAGGCCGCCTTGCATCGACGACACCGCGTCGAAGTCAACGGTCGGAGGAGGAGCCGCGGACCAGATCAGGGCGCTGCCCAGGCTGATCTTCTGGATCTCGGTCGAGCCGATCGCGGCTTTCGCGAAAGCCGTCGTGGCAAGTGACATACCTGCCACGGCGACCTCCTATGCAGTCCTGAGATAGATAGTGTTCGAGTCTTTTGTGCCGATCGCGGTGTACTGCGCCTCGGTCCCGACCCAGATCGTCAGCGTCCGGGCACCGGAGTTGTCCGAGCCGGCGACGTAGCCGGTAGCCAGCTTCGACAGCGCGATACCCGCGCCGGAAGCGACTTTGGCGTTGGTCACCGATCCGTCGGTCGGGGTGCGGGTGTTCGACAACCTGGAGTCGTTACCGACGCACGCGGTCGTAGACGACGTCCCGAACGAGACGTTCAGCGTCAGGTTCGCGGACAGATCCCCGCCGCCGGTCAGACCGGTACCCGCGGTGATCGTCGTGGTTTTGTCGGCTTTCGCGCCGATCTGCGAGGCGACCGTGGTAGCGAAGTTCGGGTCATCGCCCAGCGCTGCGGCCAGCTCGTTGAGCGTGTTCAGCGTGTCCGGTGCCGAGTCGACCAGCGCGGCGGTGCCGAGAGACACCCGGGCGTCCACGGCGTCCTGGTCCAGCTTCTCGTCGAGAGCGGTCTGGAGACCGGTGACGTTGGCGATCGAGTGGGTGTGCGAGCTCGGGGTGAACGTCGACGGCTTGTCGTCGATGTCGTCCCAGGACACCGAGCCTGCCTCGGGCGGGTTCGAGGCCAGGTACGCGGCGATAGCCGAGTCGAGGTCGGTGACATCCGCGGCGACGTGCTCGTGCGCAGACGGCGGGAACTCCGCCGGAACGTTCGACAACGCGTCCCAGTCCGCCGACGGCGGGTTCGCGTCGAGGTAGCCGTTGACAGCGTCAGCGAGCAGTTCAGCGGAGGTGTCCGGAGGGACCGCGACCGAGGTGGCGATCAGACCCCACAGACCGGCGTCGGTCTCGGGCACCTCGATGAACCAGCGGTACTCGCCGTAGACGACGATCGCGAAGCCGGGCTCCAGCTCTACGCTCAGCGCACCGTCCACCGGGTTTACCCGGACCTGCTTCTGGGTGAGGATCGAGCCATCCTGCTGGCGGAGCACGGTCGAGAACACCCACTGCTGGTTATCGGGCTGACCGGTGACGTCGCGGACGTCGGCGGTGATCGTGACGGTCATACCGGCCTCTCGTAGGTTACGTGTAAAGGTGAGCCCGTTCGGTCGGTGGAGCTCATACCGGCCAGGGGCGACCGCTCTTGGTTACTGGCTGGTCTCGCCTGCCTGGCAAGTCGGAGCCCCACCCATAGGCGCTGCGCAGCGAGCCTCATGGACCCACGCTTAGGTGGGGCAGGCACGGGGTAGCCCCGCACCGCACGGTTCCCGGTCCCAGGTGACCACCGCCGTCGCGGGGGCCTGTTCCGGTTGGGGCGTGCGCCCAGGTCTAGGGGGCTGGGCGACCGGTCATACGACCAGGCCCTTCTCCGCAACTTCTTCAGCCGAGAAGGTGATGTGTCCGGTGGGCTCGTAGGAATCCCCTACGATCACCGCGACCTTCATGCTGCCGTCTTTCCGGAGTGTGATGTCTCCGATCCGAACCGGGATCTGCATGGGGGCACGAAAGTGGGTCCACGACTGGGCGTTGAATCCGCCTACAACCTCGCCCTGATTACTGAGAATCAGCAGCGGAGACTGAGTGTCGGGATCAGTCTCGACCTTATGTCCCTGATGGAACACCCATTCTTGACCGTTGCGGTCGTAAACAGTCACTGCCATGCTTTTTCCTTTCGACGGCAGTTCGTGACACGCGGTTACGTGTCAAGGCTGGTGGCAGCCCCAGCGGGGGAGCGCCGGAAGGGGAGCGCTCAACCCCGCCGGGGACTGCGGTCGGCTCCGGCATAGCCGGGGCCTCGGGGCGCGCCAGATCTACGATCTGGACGCCGGTCTCTAGCTCGATTTCGGCTTACGGAGAGCGCGCTCGAACAGCTCGCCCATCGTCGTCACCGACGCATCCGGGCCGTCTGACTTCGTCCGCTCCACCTCGATCCGAACCCGTCGCCTGTCACCTTCTGAGACCAGAAGCGATGACAGCATCTGATTGACGGCTACTAGCATCTGCGACGAGGGCTTGGAGGATTTCAGGAGCTGGTCGGCGAAGTGGAGGGTGAACTTCGCATAGGACCAGTCACTTGGCTGATAGAGCGCGGCTTGCGCCGACTCGGCTAGAGAGTTGTAGAGGTCTCGGACGATCGGGTGAGGATCGGTGAGACCGAGCGGAGGGGACTTCACGGGTCCGGAGACGGGGAGAGTAGTGACCTCTCCGTACTCGGTGGTGTTGCGCCGGACGCGTTCGTCCGATCGCTTGGGCACTGGACCCGGCATGACGCCTCCTGGGCTCGGGGACGCCTGGTCCCTCCTAGTTGCTTCTACGCCCCGGGTGGCGGGGCGGCGGCCGCTTCTTCATCGCGCGCAGCTTCGCACGCTGAGCAACGCCTTCCATCGCGGACTTCCGCGCATGGCACGGTCTGCACGACACCTGCAGAGGTGACGCCTCGTCGCGGTAGCGGACGTGATCAACCTCGGTAGCCATCCCTGTGCAGATGTCCGCGTAGCGGATCTGGCAGCGGTGGCCAGCCGCCCGCAGAACCTCGCGGCGGATGCGAGGCCAGTCGGTCGGCAGACGATCGCGCCGGTCAGATGACTCCCAGCTCACTTATCGAGTTCTCCGCGTCGAAGGACTGGATGAGGTGCAGGATGGTCTCCACCTTCGAGTAGGCACGCTCATACGTCATCGACTCAGACACGAGCAGTAGACGAAGAAGCTCCTTCTGATGCTCCTTGAGATTCATAGTTCACCCTCCCTAGTGACATACCTGACAAACGTAACCCGCTGCGGGCCGCCTTCGGGCGGCCACGGGTTAGTGGTTCTGTTACGTATCTAGTCGTACGTAACGTACCCGGTTACGTAACCACTGGTTCTGTTGGTGAGTGATGCTTACGTAACGTACCTACCCAAAATGACCATGCTGTATCGGCCGGGGGATAAACCCCGGCCTGTACGGTCTAGGTACCTCTCTCATCGTTCGGTACCTACCTGGGCGACCGGAGGTCGCTAAAAGGGGTAGTCTCTCTCCGTTCGACTACCCCGACAAGAACCTATGTCGGGGTGCGGTCGCTCGCTGGAGCTCGCTCCCTTACCCCTCCATAGGTAAGGAACCTTCCACTTTCGCGTTTCACCCGTAGAATGTGACGCACTTCACACGAATATCTTCCTACGCGGGCGTCAGCCGGCGACGGCTCTGCGGCCGTCTTCGCTTGTCTCCGGTGCCATCTATCGATCCGCACCGTTCGTCCGTCTACGGGGCTCTCAGGGGGCATTACGGGGCCTTCTAGGCCCGCGCTGTTCTCTCCGTCGACTTCCAAACCCGTACAAAATCTGGCAGCCGCA